GTAGTCTAACATTTTTACAAAATGAAAGTTTAGTAAAGGATCGCCAAAATTGCCACAGAATGTAATCTTTTTAATTTGTTTCTTTATTGCAGGTGTAAATATATTTTTAAATTGCTGTATAGTCCAGTCTGATTCTTTAAGCAACGGATTTGATATTCCACCATGATGATTCCTACTACACATAGGACATTTTGCTTGACATCGATTGCTAATTTCTACATGAATACTTTGTAATTGATTAATACTAAACACTTTCTATTTATATGCGCAGTTAATGATATAAATACTATATGGATCAGATAGAATTTTATAACGCTTACAAAGACGTTAAAATTACCCCAAAGCCTTTGCCAGATTATAGTTTAGAAGACAAAGTAAAATGGATTTTCTCAGGACACGGATATCATTGGGTTGAGTTTGACTTTGTTATGCCTAATTGGCTAAACGAAAGTACACATGCAAATGACTATTACGTTGCACACAGAGATATTTTTTCAGGCGAAGGCACACATCACGGCTGGAGCAGTTGTGTGTTGCACGGCATTGATACTGATAAAACAAACGTTTGGCAGACTTACGGATACGAGTCAGAACCAATTTACAAATGGACTGAGCTTGGTTGTAAAACTAAGAAAATTAAAACGTTTTTTGATTGTGTATTTCCGGCAGAACAATATGCTAGAATTAGATTTATGAAATTAGCAGCAGGAGGCTGGATTTCTCCCCACAATGATTTTAGTCCAATGATAAGCCTTGATAATTTATTTGACTATCCACTACCAATTAACATTGCTATTGATCATCCTGATGAGTGTTATATGACTATAAAAGACAACGGTTGTGTTCCATTTAAATCAAATAGTGCATTTATGGTTAATATTTTTAATGACCACAGTGTAATAAACAATAGTAGTAAAGATAGAATTCATTTAATAGCACATTGCTATCTTGGAAATAAAAGAAAAGAATTCTGTGAACTTATTGTCAGTAGCTACGAGAAACAACATGCAAAAATACAAAGCCAAGTTTAGTGCATCAAAAACATGCGTATGTATTGTAAACGATGTTAAAAACTATTCAGTAGACAAGCAAATTGTAATCAATCGTGCCGATTATACTATAAGCAATCTTACCGGAATAGGGTATGATGTTTTTGAAGACACAAGTATAGATAAACTATTATTACATGTTTCAAAGTCTTACGACTATGCTGTTGTAATAAGTGCCGGTACAGAATTTATAAATGGCAATACATTTTTTGATAATCATCCCAAAGAGTATGAGTTAATTGCACACATACTCGACGGCGGTGATGCTTATTACGGAATTCACCCTCAATGCTTTAGTATTAACTTAACAACTTATATCGACTTAGGTAGTCCAAAGTTTGGCAAAGAAGAACCATTTTCGAGTCATGTACAACATAATCCAATGCGTTCTTACAACAACATACACGATGACTATTTGCCAACGTGGGTTGCTCCTGGAAAGATTGAAGGAAAATATAAACACAAACTACCAGGCTGGAATCTTATAAGTGCATTTCTTAACAAGCACAAACGTATTGAAACTTATAGTGCCGAAGTACGTGAAGGTAAATTTTATCTATATACAAAAAGTGAAACAACTAGTTATGTATACCAGAAATACAATTATTGTTTAACCACACATGTACATAATACTGCAACCGGCAAAGCCCACAGTTATCCACGACCGTATGACACACCTATATACGAGCTAATAACTCCTGCTAACAAACATGCTGCTAAATTACGTAGCCCGACGGCACTTATAAAGTATTACGATTATAACCAAGCAGCATTAGATAGTGTAGGCGGTGGGTTTCAATGCGATCCTATTAATAATCCAGAGGACTTTGTAAAATGGTTGCCTAAGAACAATCCGCAAGGCACTGTAATTGATATGAGTAATATATTTTGCTACGAGGGTACTGCTATGATGTATAGTTTATATTATAGAGTACAACAGGAAAACTTGCTTATAAATCTTTTAAAAGACAGTCTTCCTACTGCAACAATTATATTTGATCAACGTGCTGCTGAAGGAATAAAACCCTGGCGCCTAGAACACGGACTAGTTGAAAGTTTAGAAATTACAGACTTTGAGAGTTTAGATCTGCCATCATGGTATCAAACTTCTCTTTAGTTTTTGCTTTTGGCGCACATATACCGCACCAGCAACTTTTCTTTTTACACACTATACCAGTGTTGTGCATTTTAGAAAATATATCGTTAGTATTGTTTAAGTTACCAATTGGTCCAACTTTGCTATCATAATTCATTCTGCAATCTTTGTTTGTAAACACTTCACCTGTAGTTTGTCTAATATATAAAAAATGATCAGCTACACTACAATGCCAATTTTTAAAATGATTGTCTACATACTTTGTATCACAGCCGCTTGCGCAAAGAGTTTTATTACCACAACATGCCCTACCTTCTGCACTGAGATTTAATCCCTTTACAAATACATGTGCTAATTTATCTTTTGTTGTTACTGTGCGTCCAAGTAGATACTCGGTTTGTTCTGCATTATAGTTCCAGCGCATATCAAGCCAATGATGATCAAGTTGTCGTGGATGATAAGGAACATTGTTATCTTTGCACCACTCAATCATACCAATGCAGTTATCCCATAATTTAGGATGCATCATTAGATTTACTGTAAAGTTAATATTGTTTTCTTTACAATATAGTATATTATTTTTTACTAGTTGCTGTTGCTTATCTGTACTTTCGGCATGATAGCTTATTGTGTAATAATCAACATATTCGCTTATACGTTTCCATTGACGCATACCAACTACTGCATTTGTAATAAATGCTGTACCCATATACCAATTAATAGATTTCTTTTTATAAGCTATACATTTGAGTATATCAACAATGTGTGGATGAAATAAACTTTCGCCGCCTTGGATATTTAAATTTGCCTGTCTTGCATGTTGAGGACGCTCTTGCATTTTTTTGTCTACATATTTAAAAATAAAATCTACAGTTTCGTTACAGGCTCCTAGACTCGGATGTTCAGTTTTGTTATCGTGTCCGTCACCGCAGTATCTGCAATCAAGATTACATTTCAGTGTGCTTTCCCACGCAACTTGAAATATTCTATCTTCTTGAGGTATTAGTGTATCAAAGTTAGGCATGTTCTCTCCACTTTGTAATAATAGTTTCGCCGCTGCAAGGACATACATCTTTATTGCATGTTATAGGTGCTATGTTTATTCTGGGTAAGTCGTAAATGTTGTATCCAAGATGAACTCCGCAGTTTCCTCCAACGTTTCCCTGTCTATCTATTTTTACCAAATCAACACCTAGATTACATTTCCATCCTTTGAAATGATTTAAGTTGTTTACAATAAAATAATTATCGTCAGTGTATTCAACATTGTCAATACTAAACTGTGTTCTTGGTTTGCGTTGTACACGGTTATACCAATCCATATCTGGATAGCGTTTAATCGAATCTGTTACATATGCAAGTTGTTCTGTTGTGTACTTGTGTGAGCCGTTATACACAACAGTCTTAGCAATTACAGGAAATGGCATTTTACTAGCACACACAGCGTCTACAAGCATCTTACAGGTATCAAAGTTGTTAGGATCCATTAGCACATCAATATTTGTTTCAATATCATTATTATATAAGTAATCAGCTACTTCAATACAATGCTCTGTATTTGAAAATTCGTGATGCAAACTTATATGTACTACGTCAAAACAATGAAAGTTAGCAATCCACCAACGCATACTTTGACTAGCGTTTGTACTTAAACAAATAGTTACATCATGTGCTAGTTTTAAAGCATTACAAAGTTGAGGCAAGTGTTTCCAAAGTGTTGGTTCACCTCCAATAAGGTATAGTCTAGTTTTTCGTTGATGCTGTTTAATATAATTTAATAATGCTGCTTCTATTTTATTAATATCGGGCCACAATACAGTTCCTTCATTAGCCCCTGGAAAGCAGTAATTACATTTGTAATTACAAACATTACCTAAGTCAAGTTCTATAACAAAATCTGTATCAGTATTTTTTATCGATATCATAACAAATGAGCTAATTCAGGAAATACGTCTTTAGCATTTACTCCTCTAATTGTATCAAGTTTGTTTACATATTCTTTGAATCCTGGTAACAGGTGACTGTTGTCCTGTGCATCCATATGATTTAATATTGCTTCCCAGCGGCGCCATCCATAGGGATTTTGTTTCCAAAACACAGTATCTTTGGTATAATGGTCGTACAAGTATCCTTTAAACTTATTAAATGTTTCTCGTATTTGCTGCTTGTCTTCTTTGGGCAATATTTGTATACTCATAAATGTTGGAATATACAACAAGTGCATATTAATTAACCCGCCTCCGGCTTTAACTCCTTTTATTTCTTCTGTGTTTACTTTACGGAAATTTTGTGATAGTTTCCAATGTATAAAATCAGGAAGATGCTTGATGTTAAATATTTGTATTGCAGTAGCAATGCTAGGACGTATATTATCAGGTGTATTGTCTAACATATGTAAATTAGTTTCTACTGTGTTCCAGTCTGTAGGAAAACGTATGTAGTTGTTGCGTGGACCAGCTGCATCCATACTCACACCTACTTTGACAAGTTCAAAGTGTTTCCATAACTCAATTAGTTCCTCATCAACTAAAATCCCATTGGTATTGTATCGCAAACGTATACGTGTGTTGTATCCTTGCCGTATAATTTCTTCTATAAACTTTTTATGCTCTTTAATCATTAGTGGCTCACCGCCAGCAAAGTATACTTCACGCAAGTTAGGTATTTGTTTGTACAAGTCGTGCCAAAATATTTCTTGTTCGTGCCATTTGTTGTTAAACTCTGCTTTGTCCCATTGCATTTGGCGCTTTACTTCAGGATCTTCAAGCTGAGGCTCTAATACTTTCCAGTCTTTTACCCACTTGCTACTATCATGCGGACTACACATAACACACTTAATATTACAAGTGTGTCCTAAACGCAAGTCTAAATATTGTAATTCGTCTTTGTATCTTCCATCTTCTTTGGTATCGTTGAGCAGTTGAGGAATATCAAGTCCACGTTCCATCCAAGTGCCAGTTTCCCATACACGTTTGCTTACTACACCTTTTGATTCTTCTTCAAAACATTTTGTGCAACTAGCAGGTATTTTACCATCCATCATAGTGCGTCTTACACCACGCATGTACTCACTGTTCCAGGCTTCCATAGGAGAACTTTTTGCAAAGTTTAAATGCTGTCCTGCATCTGTTTTTACAATACCAACTGTATGATCAGTTCCAGCGCCACTGGCATTGGCACTACAACACAATCGCATGTCGCCGTTGGGTCTTGTTGCCAAGTGTATCCAGGGCAATGCACAAAACGTTGGAGTAGCTTGTTCAGCAAGATGTTCTTTAAATAGATTTACAAAATCTGTCATTTACGTCCTATTAGCAAGAATCTATTATACAAGGGAAGTTCTAATGTGTCTCTAGTATATACTTTACTTAGTCCGCTAGTTTTTTCAAATTCTTCTATTGTGTTATAACAGCGTATGTGATTTGGTATATCAATATAATTATTATTTTGTATTGCAATAGCAGTTCCTTGGGGTACACGCTCTAACCAAGTATTGTATTGCTCTTGTGTAATGTGTTCGGTACTAGTATTAATTACTAGATCAGGCTTGTATTCGTATTCGTATGTACACATATCACAAGTAATAGCATTAAACTTACCGTCTATCTCTTGTCGTTTACAAATCATGTTTGCTACTTCTTCACAAGTTGGGTCAATGTCAACACTACGTATGTCATTTATTTCAATGTTGCTGTTGAATAGCAAACTAGACAATACGCCGTTCCATCCACCAAAAATTACAATGTTTAACGGACCTCGTCTATGAGAATTATGTAGATGCTCAACTAACCATACTTTGCTTTTTAATTGCCCTTTCCAAAAACTTTCTAAAACACCAAAATGATTTTCGTTGTTGCGTATTGCATCCATCCAAAATGCTACATCATCTAAATCTACCAACATGTTTTAATCATACTTTCTTTGATGCTTTTAAAATGCTTGTAATTATGCTTACGCACGTCAAGTGTAGCCCGTTGCAATTCTTCAAGGCTGTAGTTACTAATAGTATTATACAACGAATTTATTGCTTTGTAAAGTCTTTTTTCTTGGTCAGAATCATCATAACTTTCATCCCATAAATGATCGAATGTTTTAAATCCTAACTCTTTAAGATATTTAAGCGTGTGCTTTGGTCCAATAATAATAAATGCTTGTTTACATACAATAGGCTTCCAAGTTTTTTCGCTAAGGAAAATATGTTCATGAACATTCCAATGGGGTTCGTAATGTGTTTCTGTTACTACATTAATTAAACTATCTTGATATACTAATCTGTTATAATCGTGTGGACGTGAGCCTCTTGAAAAATCTTCTGTATCAAAATTCAACGGCAACTTGTGTTTGGTAATTTCTTTTTGTTCATTTATAATATCAAATGTTTCTTCTGTAAAGTTTTTGTAGCTCATTACAATACTATCATACATAGTAGGCACTTCTTCATATGTTTCGTATTGCTTGTCTAAACAAGTAACAGTGCCTCTGTCCAATAATCCTAAATAATCCATATATGTTACAGTTTGTAAACGATGCGGGTGCGGACGGTTGTTCAAACAACAAAAATAATTTGCTCTGTCATATTTTATTTTATGCAAATTATAATCTATTAAATTATCATACACTCTATGATACCACTCAGGATAGTAAACAGTTCTGAAGTTTGGATTATCTGTCCATTTTGCATATTCGTTTTCTGCATTATATAAAGATGTTGCAAATATAACTTTGTGTTGCAAATTATTTTCACAAACAAATCTGTCAATTTTTGGAAAGCGTCTATATGCATATCCTTCTAGTAAATCATGTAGTATTAAAAATACATTAGGTCTTTGTAATTCTGCTATATACTCAAATTTATCACGCTCGCGAAAATAACGTATAAAATAATATTCTCCGTCGCCGTTCCAATTTTCGTAAGCTAGGTAAGGTAAGCCAAAAGGATCAGTACATCTATTGTGTTTCTTATCACTATACATCTTGTACTAAATCCATAGCTAATTCAAAATTATGCTTACGTATTTTGCGAGTAAGTTTATTTAATTGTTTTAGTGTGTACTTTTTTAATAATATATCCAATTGATCTATTGCTGCATACATTCTTTTATCATTGTCCATAGTATCATAAGACTCGTCAAATATATTTCCAAATGTTTCAAAGCCAATATCTCTTAATCTTTTTAAAGTATATTTTTGTCCAATAATTATAAACATCTGTCCTGCAAGTATAGGCTTCCATGTTTTTTCACTTAAAAATAATCCCGGTTCATTATAAAACGTTTCACTTGTTAAATTAATCAAAGCTGAATAAATTTTTGGATTAAAGTCATAAGGTTTACTATATTCCATTGGATTGGCTGATTCTACATGGTCTACATGCAAAGGTAATAACTTTTCTGTATCTTGTAGGATTTCTTTTGACAAAGGACTATTTTTACACCTTTGTACAAAATTAGTATGTGTGTCTTTTTTTAAACTTCTAAAACTAACAATTCCTTTATCAATTAGATTTAAATTATGGAGATACGCTAAAGCCTCACATCTATGTTCGTGCTGTCTGTTATTAAGATTACAAAACCATTTACTTTTGTAATCACGATGTAAATTTATATCATTGTTTTCATAAAAAGATCTTATAGATTCAAAATGAGAATTTTTATAGACTATTTGCATTTTAGCTATACAATCATTTTGTTTACACCACTGCTGATAAATTTCTGCACCGGCCAAGTTAGCTGATTTATATATTATTTTACTGCGGAATTTTAATTTGTGAACTTTTTTAAAATATGCATAAAGAAATCCTTCAGACATATCATTCACAACTATTGTTATGTTAGGATCATTTTGTAAGGTTTGCGGTAACCTTAAAAGACCTTGTGGATCTGTTAGGTAATAATTGTTTTCCAATGACTAATTGTCCTATCAACGCCTTCTTCGTAAGATACTTTAGGTTTCCATCCTGTCTTACTTGTAAGCAAGTTGTGATTACTATTTAACCACCAGATTTCGCCGTGGCGTGGATCTTTTGTATCCCAGTTGATAGTCCCGTTCCAGCCTAATTGTTGCTGAATATACTCAGCACAATGTTTAATCTTACGTGGATCGTCTGGACCAATAGTGTAGAAGTTGCCTTTACATGCATCTCTATTTTCAATTACAGCCATCCACGCATCTAGCAAGTCACTGATGTAAATAAAGTTTCTATATGGCTCTGCATAGCCTAGATTACAAGTATCTCCTTTTAACATCTGTGCAATAATTTGTTCAGTAACAAAAAAGTCATTATCTTTGCGTCCGTAACTATTTGTTTGTCTAAAACTTGCCCAAGGCAGTCCGTATGCTCTGCCAGCATACTCTAAATATTTTTCACATCCATACTTAGCAACAGCATAAGGAGCATTTGGATTTGGCTGTGTATGTTCATCAAAAGCAACGCTGTCTTTATAAGTTCCGGTTTGTTCTACTTCGTCTGAAATTGGTTGCCAGCCATAAACTTCCATTGTACTTGCAAACACAAAATACGGTAAGGTGTTAAGTTGTCTACATGCTTCAATAAGATTAACTGTACCAACGTAGTTTACTTCACTAAAACTAACTTGTTCATAAAAACTTTTTTGTACTTCGGTACGTGCAGCAAGATGAACTACAATATCTGGATTAACTTCTTTTACTTCTTGCTGAATACCAGTGTGATGTGTCAAGTCTGTTTTTAATTCGTGTACTTCTCCAATTGCTTGTAGTCGTGGCAACAAATGTTGTCCTATAAATCCACTTGATCCTGTTAATAATATTTTCATGTTTAACTCCTTACTCCTTACAGTATTTACAATCCATTAAGTATATAGTTATTAGATCTGGTGGTTAAATACATTATGTTCGATATAGTAGATAACTTTGAAAAACAAATAGCAGAATTCTTTGGTGCACCGTATGCTGTAAGCACTGATTGCTGTACTCATGCGGTTGAACTATGTTTGCGTTATAAAAATGCTAAAAGTATAACTGTGCCGCATCATACATATCTAAGTATTCCAATGACAGGAAAGAAACTTGGCATTGATGTTCAATGGACTAATGCTAAATGGTCTGAATATTATTATCTTGGTAACAATATTTACGATGCAGCAGTATTATGGAAACCAAACAGTTATGTATCAGGCAGCTATATGTGCTTGAGTTTTCAATTTAGAAAACATTTAAGTTTAGGGCGAGGCGGGGCAATACTACTTGATAACAAAGAAGACAGAGATGCACTTATAAAATTAGGATACGATGGTAGACATCGTAATTGTAGTTGGATGGAACAGGATATTAATAGTATTGGATATCATTACTACATGACACCCGAAACTGCACAGCTGGGATTAGATAAATTGCCTAACGCAATTGCTACACCGGCAAAAGTATGGACTTGGAAAGATTATCCTAATGTATATCGTCGCTTAAAGAATAGTGTGTAAATATATCAGCTATTCTATCGTAGTCTGCATTTGTATTAATTAAATCATGTATCCAATTTTGTATTTGTTGATTGTCTTTAATATTTTCACGTATACATTTGTCCGTAATTTCTTGCTGTAAATCCATAAACATTTGTTTGGTTGATCTTTTCATTTTCATGTCTAACGGTTTATACACATGTTCAATTAATAATTTAAAATGCTTTCGTGTGTCAGGATGAATATCATTTAAATTTCCAAATGCTGGATTATAATCATCCCATAGACAAGTTGTAATATCTTTTAGATAAGGATTATATAATTTTGCAAGATTCATAGCAACGTTATATTCGTTATCAGTTAAAGGAATTTCTTTTAAATCGTGTTCAGCATTAATTGGATCAAAACTATGTGCTTGCCAAAGTATTTTATCACCATACATCTTGTTTGCAGCAGCAATTGCAGTTGAATTTCTTACAATGTCGTTTCCTAAGTTCCAATTTTTTGCATGCCAGTCTCGTTTTCCTCGTTGCGCATGAAAGATGCTGCCAAAGTTATCCCATTCACCAAATGTGTTTATTCGATCTTCACGTTCAAATCCGGACCATAAAACAATTATTTTATCCTCAGGTGTAAATTTCCATTTTAAGTCAGCTTCAATCATTCGACTCATAATTCCAACATTACCTAATCCTGCAATGCCTAAGTTATAATATTTGCACCCAAGGTCAACTGCCATTATATCAGCCCATGTTGGCCAACAATACTTTGTAAAACTACAACCAAATGCAAATAATCTCATAATATTTCCTCAAATGTTAAATTGTTGTCCTTGAGCCAATTGTTAAAGTGTTCTTTTTCAGTAAAAACATTTTCTTTGTAATTCTCGTGCCAATGGCTATTTTGTGTTGTTGAAAGTAAATGCAATAATTCTTCATCAAACACGTTAGGCGTTTTTAGATACTTACTACAAATTAAATTGAAGTTATGTTCAATTGCAGGTTTGCATTTTTCTAACAGATTGTTATAATCACTGTCTTTGTGTTTTGCAACTTGCTGAAACATTGCTTCACAACGTTCTTGATCATCTTCAATTGTATCAAAACTATAATCAAAAATTTCATCAAACAATTGAAATCCAAGTTCTCGTAATGCAGTATGAAAATTTGGTACACCATATATAATAAAAGGACGTTTGTGTATGATTGGCGTATATGTTTTTTCGGTAGTAAATATACATTCAAGATTGCTTTCGCATACTATACTTAACAGACTGCTTTTATAATGCGGTGGTGGAACAAATATATCTCCGCTAAATGTTGTTTTCCAGTCTAACATCCTTTGTTTTTTTGGATTTGGAAAATGTTCAAATTTATAATCTTTGCTAACTTCATATGCGTTCCAAGATACATGTCCATAATCTTGTAATTTAGACTTGTACATAGTGTCAATAAACATACACCTGTGTGGATGCCCTTTACCGTTTGTTGATACAAATAGTTTATTAATTGTTTCGTGTGTGGCCAAAGGAAGTTTGTGTTGTATTAGTCGACTAATACAGATATTTGCAAAGAAATGCATCAAGGGTGTTTGTCTTGCATCATTAATATAGTAACGATTATTTAAACTGCCTTTGTATGCTGGAGATATTAAATGTACTTTAACATCAACTGACGCTGCATACTTAGAAAATTTCTTCCATGTTTTTGCACTATCAAAAATATAAACTGCTTCATATTCTTCAAAGGATGCAATAATAACTTGTTTACAATTTGGATGCGCCATTGTACGTTTTAAGTCTTGAAACATTTTTTCATTTGTGCCGTGTGTCCACACAAACCACCAAACTGTGCCATTGTTGTCTATTGGAAATGGAATCATTGCATAAACTCTCTTGGTTCAAAAGGATACCCTAACTCGTCTAGTATCTCATAAATTTTTCTGCCTTTGCGTAATTCATCAACACAAGTAGTTTGTATATCAGTCCAATATTGTTCAGTTTTACTATCAATCTCAATAGGCATTTGTTCTTTTACAATTTGTAAATGCGCAAGTATGTCTGGATGCGGATCGTTGTGCAATCCTTCAAAACTAGTATTGCCTGTTTCTAAATTTTTGTATAACATATCAATAGTAAAATCTTTAAAATGATCAAGTAATGGCAATCCAACAACTGCATCTTCATAATGCTGATCAAATCCACACGCTTGATACATTATTATATCTCCGTATGTTCTGTTTACATAATGCATTGCTGTAATATTTTTTAATGCATCGTGATTTGGACTATCAAATTCCCTCATAAACTTGTTCCATGTTTTGCCGCCGTTTTCACTAAACGTATTTCCATGCTGTAAATAATTGCCGCCCATTAATCTATCTTCACGGTTCCAACTAGTCCACATTATAATAATCTTATCGTCAGCTGTAAATTTATGCATCATATCAGCCTCAAGAATACGATAGCTTATACCAACATTGCCAATTCCTGCCATGCCATAATTATATACTTGAGTTTGGTTTTCAAGTTGCTTTTGTATAATTTCAGGCCAGCAGGGCCATAGGTAGTGTGTAAAGCTACAACCAAAAGTAAATAATCTACGCATATAATTCCTTAAATACTGTATGAGTATTTATAGCACCAATGAGTGGGATCCACTAAAGAAGGTTTGTGTTGGCGTTGCCGATTACTGCCGTATACCCGAGATGGACGAGAGTCTAAGAGTTATTAACTATGCTGATAGAAAAGATGTAAGCGATGTTGTTCCAGGATTATATCCACAACAAGTAGTTGATGAAAGCAATGAAGACCTTGAAACATTTGTAAAGTTTCTAGAAGGCGAAAGTGTTGAGGTTGTAAGACCGCAGCGTACAGAAGATGTAAAGTATTACAACTACTGCCCAAGAGACACTGTATTTGTACACGGCAAACGTGCATTTGCTGCGCCTATGGCACTTGAAGCAAGAGAAGACGAGTGGAAGCACATGCTACCAGGTGTTGCTCCAATTGAAATTGGACATCGTACAGACCGTACTGGACTATACGACGAGTCATGTGTTGGTGATCCAGATAAACTAGCGCTCACAGAAACTGCTCCGTGTTTTGATGCTGCTAATGCTATTCGTGCAAACGATGATATTATGTATCTAGTTAGCAACAGCGGAAACAAGGCCGGTGCAACATACTTACAAGACTGGATGAATAAACCTGCTAGTAGTTTTGACGAACCTGGAAACTTTAAAGTACATACACTTGAAAATGTTTACAGCTATATGCATATTGATAGTACTATTGCATTTTTACGTGAAGGACTGTTACTTGCTAATCCAAGCAGAATTAAAAGCCGAGATGTATTACCAGGACCTTTCAAAGATTGGGACATTGTTTGGGCACCAGATGCTGTAGATGCCGGGCATTATCCAGGATTGTGTAATAGTAGTATTTGGACATGGAATGTTAACTTGTTTAGTGTTAATCCTAATCTAGTAGCACTTGAGGAACACCAAGAACCTACACGTAAAGCACTAGAAGCAGTTGGCATCGAATGTGCTATGCTACCACTACGTCATGCACGTACACTTGGCGGATGCTTCCATTGTTGTACATTAGATTTAATTAGAGAAACATAAAGTTTGTAAATACTTTTGTGTTTCGATATGAAAGTTAACTCCGTCGTGTTCCCTGTCTCTAGCTTCGTGACTTCCAATGTTTGGAGAGATTTCGTGTATCTTAGTAAACAGCGGAATCTCGATAGGTTCCCAAGAAAAATTAATTACTGGTACTCCTAAACTTTCCCATACTAAATTAAATCCTTCGATCTGCTGGATAATAGATTTATCACGTTCGCCATTATCAACAATATAGCGTCTTTCCCACCATCTTCCATCGTGCGTTTTAGTTTCACTCATGTCTGCTATTTCAATATCATCTTGCTTTGTAAAACCAAACATTTTCCTACCAATTTGTGGCCATTGACAGACTACTAGTTTAGGCTTTGGTAAATTATTTCTTTTCCATAATAATGCATTTATATACTGCGCTTCAGGGCTAGTTGATTGTTTAGCACAATTATACAAATCTAATTTTAAATTAGTTGCAAGTAGACTTGCCCATGTATCTTCTACATTTAATCCTACTCCTTCAGTAAAACTACAGCCAAATGTTAGTAAAAAATCTTTATCAAGATCTTCTATTTCCTTTGTACGATGTCCAAGACTATTAAACTTATATTCTATTTTTTCATTATGATATTTCCAGTCACTTGGCATACGTGTGGAATGAAATTTAAACTTAGGTTTGCTATCAGTTGAATAAAAATTTACTGTTTGATTTACAAAAGGTCTATCAACTAACAAATTATGGGTTTTATTAAAACACAGGTTCATTTTAGAATCTCCTACTAAATATATACGTACTTAACGAAAATTGGAGTAGTATTTTGCATAACTGGTTTAACTGTCTTTATTTCTTACCTCGAAGTAAATGCAAGCCCGAACTAATTCGAAACGATGGCAACACAACACCATTACAACAGATTGGCAAAATTGAAGGATTAATGGATTTAACCAATGAAAGTTTTATTGGAAGATTTCCCGAGCCTACTATAATTTATAACGGTACACACAATATTCCAAATTTGGATAAACTTTTTATATCAGATAAGCATACTCAAATTCTAAAAACTCAAACTATACATTTTTTCTTTTTTGAAGTATTAACACACTACATACCAAACAAGCATGGCAGACTTGAACCGCACATTTTAAAAATTGATAACGAGCCTGAAAAAATTTCAAAGATTCGTTGTTATGAATTAGATACGCTAAATGCATGGGCAAAACAACATGATATAGATCTTGTTGTATATTGTACAGATCATAAGAGTTGGGAATACTATCAAGATATCTATCTAAATATTACACTGCGTTCGTTAGACTTGTTTGTAAGTTGGTTTAGTCAACGATTTAATATGCAAGAGGAATATAACCGAGCTGGAATGATACCAGGAGATATATATCCTATTATTCAACATAAAAAAGTTATTAAAAAGTTTTTTAGTGCAGCATGGAGATACGATCCTACTAGACATTTTATGAATGCGTTTTTAGCAAAAGAAGGAATTACCCAATCAAGCGAAATTAGTTTTTATCATAAAGTTAGCACCGACGATATGATTGCAAATATGTGGTTTGACTGGAAACAATTTGAAAAACGACATCCCCAAATGGCAAGCGATTTGATCGAAGGTAACGAAATATTACAAACACAGGTTCCGTTGAGTTTTGAGACAAAAAATCCAATTGCTTGTGACATAACACAATCCGATCCTGATTACAATACACCTGGGCCATATAATAGACGACGAACACAAGACCCTGAATTAACATATTCACGGTGTTTTGTTGCTATTATTAATGAAACTCGAGTAACACAACCATGGCCGAATATTAGTGAAAAAACAATGAATCCAATAAAAGCATTTCGACCAATGATTCATGTTGCTGCGCCTGGTACATTAAAATATTTACAAACTATGGGATTTAAAACATTTGACGATTTTTATCCTGAAGATTACGACAACATTAAATGCACCAGCGACAGATTAGTTTCTGTATGCGAAACAATTAAGTATGTAAATAGTTTTGATATTAAAGAGTTACGTAAAATGTATGTTAAATTAATACCTCGAGTAATGCACAACTATGAAGTATTACAACACACTTACAAATGGTTTGACGAATATAATTTAAAACTAGATTCCCAAAGTTTATCTGCCCAATAAGTGTGCGCCGGTAACTTATGATGCCAGTATTCCTGATCTGCTGTATTAAATCCGTTATTTGAGCAGTGTTCGTAAAAACTTTCTTCAGAATTATCCCAATCTAAAAAATGTTCTTTATCAATACGTTGTGCATAATAATCATATCTAGAAGAATTATTACAACATTGAAATGCATTTCTAAAAACATATTTTGCACCATGTGCTTTTAACAACTCTTGAGTTTGAATGATATTATTGTATCTGTTAATATCCCACTGTACAGGATTTATAAACAGATAATTTCCTAACTTATCTAAATTACTATGCCATAATTTTGGTGCCCAATCAGGATAATGCTGTGGATGCAAATGTGTTACTCTAGTATCAGGCTTATAAGTAATAAAGTCAAATGCTGTTGTATTGCCGCTTTCAAAAAAATATTCTGTTCTGTTTGTGCCTGTCCAATGTATTAAAAATATAGTGTCCTTGACTAGTGTAGGGTTATCTATAATCCAATAGAGCGTTGTACGTGCAATATAGTCGTTACTAGCACCAGGATACGCAATGTTTGTGTAATTGTATCCCAAACGTTTTGCTATCTGTGCGCCAAAACAATTTTGCCTATTGTAATTACCTTCGCCAATACCGCTGCCTTCGATCTCGCTTCCGGCACTATGACTGCATCCATTAACAAAAAGATGATTAGGCATTTATAGGCTCTTTTGGTATAATTATATCTGTGCCGCAATGACAATGTTGTTTACTACATATAACAGGCTTCATATCAAATGTCAAGTCTTCATCTAAAATATTTCCATGTGAGTTGCCAACTCCGCAACTTGCACTTGACATTTCACCTCTTGGATTGATAAACAATGCATCGTCAACAAAACACTTCCACCCTTTGAAGAAGTTTTGTCTATCTGCAATAATGGTGTTGCTGTTTGTTGGCACAATTGTTCCGTCATCATAATAACTATTACTAATTGCTTTGTTTTGTCTATACGGCTTTGGTATAGACATTTTAGTTTCAAACTGTGCAGCTTCTAAAAACTTAACCTTTTCAGGATCAGTATATTGCCAAGGTCCGGCATTAACACTCATTTCGTCAAACAACGGTGTCCATTCTAAATTGTAATTAGGCACTTCTTCTTTTACACGATTGCCAAATTCGACTACTTCCCAAAAGCGTTCTTCATGCATCAACATCTTTGTGCATAGATAGTCAACTTTGTTGCATAAAAATTGTGCATTTTCAATGTAACGATCTTTCTTACAAAATTCTACATGAAAACTAGCAACAATATCGTCAAACAAATGACAATGCTTTTCCCAATACTTTACAGGACGTGATAAGTTTGTATTCACTGCTACTGTAAGATTGTCGCCTAATTCGTCTTTTAAATATTCTGTAAGAGGAATAAAGTTTTCCCAGTGTGTAGGTTCGCCGCCACTGTAAAATATTTTAAAGTATTTGTACCCTTTGTCTTGATACTGCTGAAATATACCACGTACATTTTTCATGTACGTGTCAAGATTACTATTGTTTCGATTTGATCCTGCCCAATTACCTGGATTGCAGTATGTACACTGAAAATTACAGAAATTATTTACTTGCCACGTTATTGTAGCATACGGTTCTGCCATTGGAGTAATTTTTGTTAAGTTAGACATATTTTCTTAACCACTCCATTTCAGGAAACGTACTCCAAAAGTCTTCTTTACGATGTTGATCAAGTCCGTGATTTTTGTCGAAGAACTGTTTTAGTTTATCTTTGTTTAATTTGCCTGTATTCATAAATTGTATCACACTATCAATTTTACCAAGTACATCTTTTACTACTGCTGGATTAGTTGCTATACGATCTTTAATCTTATCGTATGCCCATGCTTTATAATCAATGTACTTACTACGTAATTCAATCTTATACTCGTTTGGGATATTATCTAAACGCATAAAGTCTGGATCAGTTAACATATTTAACCTACAATTTTCAATATCAACTAGTCCACGTTCAACCCAGTCCATATGAAAGTCTGGCCAGTTCCAAGCATTGTACATGCTTATTGTTGGTGTTAGTTCAAAATGAATATTAGGCAAGTGTTCGAGCATTTCTTGTCGATTACGTTCAACAGTATCCCATACTGTGCCAAACCGCATAAACTCAGCTCTTGCGCCCATTGCATCTAAACTTGCACTAACTTGGATATCAGGAAATTCCTTCCAATAATCAATAATACTCTTTTGTTTAAATCTTAGATTACTAAAATTAGTTGTATAACGTAGTCGCACATCAGTCTTGCCAATGTCAATCCAATGGTCTAATATTTTATAATGTTCGTCTGTGATAAGTGGCTCACCGCCTGCCCAATACACTTCTTCAACATCGGGCAAGTATTGTTGTAATTCGTTCCAAAAGTCTTTGTGCTTTGCTACATTAACAATATTACTACCATTATTTTTTAGTATATTAGCAACTTCATGCTTTCCGTATAACTCGCCGTGTTCTTGAGCATGTAAACTACTCAGTTCGGGTCCGCATGATCTGCACTTCATGTTACATATGTTACTAAAACGTATATCCATGTACGCCATACGCATTTCATCAATGCTACCGTCTGTATTTGTTTTTTCAACTAGATCAAAATGTTTATCGCCAAACCATTGATTATGATTTTTACGCAATGTCCAAATGTAAGTACTATCCTCAAGTTCGTAGCAACGTCTGCAACAATCTAGTTTTTCACCTTTGAGCATTGCCAAACGTAGTTCTTTGTATTTGTCACTATTCCAAACTTCTTTGATACTGTTTTCTTTAACGTTACCGAAAGGCTGATCACTATCAGCAATGCAACAAGGCATTGCTCTGCCATCGGGCCAGGCGTGCATGTGTATCCACGGAAGAATACAAAATGCTTTATTGTGTTTTAGTAAATTATCTTTATCCATTTATCATTGATACCAGTTCAGGAAATGTTTCAACAAAATTTTCATTGCGTATTTTATCTCTCCTTATAGTATTATGTATAAACTCTTTGCCGTTTTGTTCCCAGGTGTGATCGCTATTAGCAAATTTTACAGCATTTTGTATGTGCTGTGTACACCAGAAGTCATCTTTAATTTCACTAATAACTTTTAACAGACCAAGTGTACCTTGTTCTTTTAATTCTAACGGAAGATTTTGCGCACTATAAAAACTAGGATTTAACAAATGATAAATGCTAATGTAATCGTGTTTGCGCAACAAGTCTTTATCAATCATATATCTAAAAAAGTCACCAAGTGTAACATAATTTAAATTACTTAACACACAGTTGAATTGATAGTTAATAAAATCAACATCTCTAATTGTATGTAAATTATTTTCTACTGTAAACCATTGAGTGCCATTGCGAATATATTCGGCCTTTGGACCAAAGTGATCTAAACTAGCACTAACTTCAATTTCTTTAAAATTACTCCACATGTCAAGTATGTCGTATTTTTTATATCTAAAGTTACTCATGTTTGTATTGTAGCGCAATGTAATGTCTTTGCAACTACCATTAGCAATCATTTCATTGAGTATTGTATAGTGTTCGTCAGTAATAAGTGGTTCACCGCCTGCAAAGTATGCTAATTCAATATTAGGAATCTGTTCTAATACTTGATCTAATAGTTTACCACTACTATCAGCGTGTTGTACAACTCTAAATCCAGGAGGCGGCGCATCGTGTTCTTTGTGTTCTTGCCCCCATTTACTACTAAATTCACTACCACAAGTTCTGCACTTAAAGTTACAAATATTGCTAAAACGTATATCGTAATATGCCATTGTAAACTTATCTAGGCTACCGTCTTCGTTAGTATAAGGAACTAAGTCTTCGTACTTGTCTGCAAATTTTTCAATACTGTATTTTCTAAAACTGTAAGGAGAACTTTCTTCATGTTTGTAACAAAATGTACATGCTTCGTTTTTACGACCAGCTAACATATCAAGTCGTAACTGCTTCATGCGTTCAGTATTAAACGCTTGTTCAAGTGTTGTATCTTTTACATTAGCAAACGGCTCAACATAATCACTACTACAACACGGATACACATCGCCCTTGGGTGTTACATTTAAGTGTAACCAAGGAAACATACAAAACGTTCCATTATCTAAATGCTTGTCTTTCATAGCGTACTACTTGCTTCCTTGCATAACGCAAAGAAGTCAGACATTTCTGGAAATGTTTTTTCAAAATCTAGATTGCGTCTGCGATCATGTTCCTTGAAAAAGTTCCAAAAATCTTTACGACCTTCACGTACTTTGTTAACATCGTAAGTTGTATTTTTCATGTAATCAACTACACGACGAAACTTTTCGTATTCCATTTCACTAAAATGTTCTTTGCTGCCTTCTTTGGTGTTGTCTTTAATAAACTGCAAATGACTTTCCATATACGGCAAATATGTTTCTTTGGGCAAAATATTAATATCGTGTTGTAAAGGTTCTTTTAGATACGGTGTATCAAAATGAATACGTTGCCAACGTCCACTGTCGACATTGTTGTATTTGCGTCTTTGCTCAAGTATTTTTTCAAGTAATGTTTCAAATGTTGTTACACTAAACAAACTAAATGTAATCATATATGTTACCGGTGCTGTTGTGCTTTGCATAAAATAATCAAAGTTACGTTCAAACACACTAAGATCAAGACCGTCTCTAATATACTCAGCACGTTCATTCCATGTGTCTAAACTTGTAAACAACTTAAATGATTTAATTTTGTTTTGTGTAAGCAAACTATTTACACTATCAGTAAACTTAGCCAGTTGACGTTCTTTACCGCCAAAGTTACTGTTTACATTAAGTTCAAGATTTGGCTTAGGTTCTTTTTCAAGTTCGTCAAATAGTCTATATGTACTTTTTTGCATTGTAGGCTCACCACCTGTAACACGTAAGATGTTTAGTGTCTTACTAACTTCAGGCCACCATTTCCACCATGCACGTACATATGGATTGCTGTCTTCTTCATATACTTTAAACCAGTCAACATCGCATCTATGATTTTTTGACATATCGTACGGGCCATGTTGTCTAATTTCCTGGTGAAAGCGACTACTTGCTTTTGGATGACAATAACTACAACGGAAATTGCACTCGTTGCCAAATGAAACTTCGATGTATTCAGGATTTACATTAAAGTCCCAAGGATTAAATTTAATTTCTTGTAAACGTTGTTCGTTGTAAATACTGCCGCTGCGAATGTGTCTATCGCTAATATAGTCATCGCCCATGTTTTCAATATTCCAACAGTAGTTACAACCAACACATTGCTTGCCTTCTAACATTTCCTTACGTTCTTGTTTTTTATGTTTTGTATTATGTAACGCACTTGGGTTAGTTAATAACTCATCAACATCAATCTTATGAGGTGCTGGATGGTAGCAACTGTGTGTTTCGCCTGTCTGTAAATATATTGTTGTATGATACCATTTTGCAAAACAAAAAGTCGGCGAAAAGTGCCGAGTAGTAATATCATTAATGTGTTTTACTTTGTCTGTCTGTAGAGACATTTATTTTCCTTTGCGTGGTATTCTTGACGGACTTTGATATAGTGTTTTAAAGAAATGACTTTGCTGTGCATTTAAACATTCTTCAGCAATTGGAATTTCAAGTTCGTTGATAAGTTTTTGTCCTAATTCTTCTGTATAGTATTCGATGTCTTCATCTACAATGTCACCTTTTTCTTTCCAGTAGTTATTAAGATATTCAAAGTCACGTACTTGCACATAGTCCCAATCTGTACACATTGTTTTATACAGACCTTCGCGAGCACCATATATTGCCCAACGACCGTTTTCAACATCGGCACCAATCATTAACCAGACATACAATCTATGCAAATTTTTCCAATGATTCTTTTTAAAGTCATCAATGCTTGGCTTCATGCCTCTGTCAAGTGCCATTTTAACACCTTCTCTAAATCCAGCACGCCATGCTTGATGCGGTGTATGATTATTCATAATTTCGCTATGGCACTGATTAATCTGTATATATTCCATATCCCAGCAAAAGTCAACTTGTGCATGTGGATTGTTTGGATCAGCATTTTCATGTGTACGCATGTTAAGCACTTTTTCTTTAGGCCAACATTTAATACCGCCATTGCCGTACATTAATCCGTTGATAGTATTTTTTGCACTCCAACTTACTACGCAGTCTTCAAACTTAATTGCTTTATTCCAATGTGCATCTTCGTGTGAATCTAAATCAAACTCTCTGCCAAGAAACTCTGCACTAACAATATTATCGCCATCAATAGTAATAAATCGATCAGTTTCGCTTAGTTCTGCACAAGCCTTATGTGCAGCGTCTGAACCTTCTACTCCATGTACACGTTTAGCCCAAGGAACTTTACTACACAAATCTGCATAATTTTTTTCAGCGTTTGGCTCATCATAACTTAGATAAATGATATCATAATCTAAAATTCTAAACTTGCTCATAGTAAAACCTCATGGTAATATTCTTCAAATCTCTTTATAGTATAAATGCTAACGTTGTTTTCGTCAAGTTCTAAATCGCTTGAAAATTTAAATTTAAAATCTTTATTGGCTAAATCAGCCGTGTTGACACTGATAAATTGATGCAATACATGCGGATCGTTTTTATTTGTAATACTAAATCCTAACTGACTTTTATATGCAAGTTTGCCTTTGCGTAAATTATCAGATATAGCCGAATCGAGTTTTATTTGCCAACAACGATTTTTTATATCTTGAATAATAGTAATGTCAGGACGAGTTGACGAAGTATTTGGAATTTGATATATTTGCTCGTTGATATCAAATCGATGTTCGTCTTCGATAAACCGATGCATCAGTTTGTGTGCTTTTGTTACAGTATCAAATATTACAACATAATTACTTACAACTTCATTGCCTGTAATTAAATTAGCAACTTCTTCATACTGAACTTCAATATAATTACTACCTTCTTTAAAACTGTTGCCGATTCGAGTAATCGAGCCGTCTTCGTTAAAGTATACATATCGCACTGTTGATAGTTCTAACATTATATTCCTAATTGTGTTTCGTATGTTTTTATAATTTTTTCATTACAAAAACTATCTTCGGTATAATGAAAAATACCAGTCTGTGTATAATTTCCAATTGTTAACTGACACTTGTTATTTAAGTAAACACCAAGTTGTTGTTGCCAATTGTTGACGTATAATTTGTCCCAGTTTTGATTATGTAATTTCATATGCGTAAATGTAGGATAACTAGTATCTAATGTAACATTGTGTTCGCATCCTAAAATTTTTGTAGCAATTGCACAGCTAACGTCCATACTAGGCCACTTTTGAAAATACTTACCGCCGGCATATTGTCCGTAAAATAGTTCCCAGTTATGCATGATAAGTTCGACTAATTTAAAAAACTTGTGTGCAGTATCGCTTTTCTTAAACCAGTGACATCCAACATATATATTGGGCAAATAATGATTTCTAAATGCTTTTCTGTAATATGTATTGTCTGCTATTTCACCACGGTATGTTAGTACCTTATTTACAAAATACAAATCTTTGTTTTTCATTAAATCGTGCCAATGAGAAATATCAGATAACACCAACATGTCAGTATCAATTACTGCTGTTTCGTCAAATGGTGTTGCATGGTAGATTTTCCATCTGTTTTCAATCTTCCATTGGCTGCCTTCGGCTTCGTCTTTCCATGGGATGTCAACTACATGATCAAACAACTGTTTGTATTTTTCAGGAATCGTGTTGTTTGTAATTACTGCAATTTTACTTTTTGGATTTGTTAGTCTAATGCTCATAGCTGCAACACTAGCTTGTTGTACGTAATCAACATTGCTATTTTGTGCAAACATTGTAAAATTAATACTCATCAATGATCCTATTCAAACTAAATTTATTCATAATATGAACATTGCAGTCTTTTATGCAGAGAGGAAAATAATCTACTCTGTCTTGCTTTTGCATTAATAATTTAATAGTGCTACCTTTAATTTCATAACACACATCTTTATCAGTTGCATAATATTTTTTACCAGGCATTTGTCCAATAAAGTTTCCTGACATGTGTCCGTTAAGTATGTGTGCTGCAATACTAAATGCAAAATCGTTTCTAAAAGTTAAAGATTGTATTCTATACAAATTACGATAATGTGCCCAGTTGTCTTTGATATGGGTAACTAAATTAAAATACATTTCTGTTTTTGGAGATTTTTTAAAATAGATAATAGTTGCCCAATAAAAATCAATACCGTTTGGAGAAATATGTTTAAATTCAGAGGCATCTCTCCAGCCTGATAAGTCAACTGAATCTTTGTATAGCAAAAGATCCTTTTGCTGTGCAAAGCAATGTTTTAGTGTATCATTACATAATATGTAATCGGTATCCATTACAATAGTTTCGTTATAAGGAGATAGTTCGTAAACTTTATCACGGCTGGTATTTTTCCATTGTAACTTGTATTCTGCATGAACACCGTCTCGGAATTTTTTATAATTATTTACACCAGAATTTTCAATTGTAATAACTTTATCAAATACCGACACTTTATCTTTATAATTTTCGTAAAGATATGCACTGGTACTTGTAACTAAAGTAACAGGTATTTTTAAATATTTTTTTATTCGTTCTGCACAAAATATTGCTTGTTTTATATAATCAACTTGGTTGTTATTACATGCAATTAAAAGAGCACCTTTGCTCATGTTTCGATAATACCTTCGACTGATCTATTTGATATAAGTTTGTCGTATTCGACAAAGTACTTGTTGCTTGCTTGAAAATATGTGTTACTAATACCTTCTTGAAATTCTTCAATTACTACATTTACTGGAATATTATTGTTGTCAGTAATTACAATTTCATCTTGTCCAGAATTTTTCATTGAATAGCAAAATGTAATCAATTCTTTTGTAGCTGTAAAAGTTCCGCCTTTGTAATAATAAAGCAAATCTTCTTGATATTTTTCTTTTAGTATGCGTCTTTGGTTGTCTAAAGTAATCATATAATTACTAAATTCAAGTGCTTTTTGTAGCCGTTCATCCATTACAAATCTCCATTATCGTATTATTATAAACGATAAATGAGTAAATGTCAACTATTATTCTGGTTGCGGAGTTGCGTCTGCTAGTGTGTGTATGTTTGTAATACTAGTACCATTTACAACACCAGTATTATCTACCGCAGTATAGTTTGCAGCATTATAATTAAATGTACTATCAGCATCGTATGTAGTAACTGCGCTTGTAAGTGTTCCGTTTACTGTTTCGTCGATTGGATCGTCATCGCCACCCGGATCAACGCCTTGACCACCTGTGCCAGTGTCGCCATCAACAAATCGTATTTTTAAACGTAGTTTATCAGTAGTAAAATATCCATATATGTCATAATAGTTATCTGAATATACTCCACTACCGGATTTACGGAACATTAATCTATATGTGTTTGTTGTAAGATCTTTTAAACCTCTGTATATCGTTCCTGAATCAGCACTAGTATTGCATTTGTCTATTTTAATTGTGCCAGCTGCTGATAATAGATCGGCCCAATCTAAAGATTTTGCTCCACTAGCACCTGATAGCGAAGGATTAAAATAAATGCGGCCACCGCTTTCAATCCAATGATTCATACGAGCTGCACTACTAAAGTTTACTGTAATTACATGGTGTAGTATAGCATTACTTGCAGCAACACCCCAGTTAGTAGTCCTTTCAGCACTAGCAGAGGCAGCAAGACTAAAACTTGCATCTGGAAATCTTAAATGATCAGCATCAACACTAAATGAAAATGTTTCAATACTAGTTGCTACTGCTTCATAATCATTATATCCCATTTGTGAAGAATTTGGTACAGCACTTTGAGAACCGTCAGATTGATCATGCGATAAAGACGTGTCAGCGCCAATTGTTTGTCCAGTTGCAGGCGGTACTAAACTTGGCATTGACTGATTTTGATGCACATAGGCGCTAGTTAAGTCTAGAAATAAATTAATATGCTCGTCATCTTCAACAGTAGTATCTGCCGCTTGGTCAGAAGAGCGTACTGTTTGACCGTATAAGGTATCATATACCGCATCAACTGAGTCTTTGATACTATTGTAGTTTGCTGCTGTAATTGATCCGCCGACAGCTACCATGCTATGCTCCTAGTGTTTGTGTATTTGTGTAAACCGGAGATGCTACTTCGACATAATCATTTGATAATGCGTTTGAATAGGTTGCACGTTGTTGCTCTACAATACTTCTAAAGTTTCCGCCTACTGGTTCGTCAATGCCAGAAGTGCCATCTCCTGGATCTAGCGGTTCGCCGTCTTGATAAGATACTTTAAAAGTTATCTTGTTTGATGCACTATTCATTTTAGCTTGATATGTAATGTTGTTGTTTTCATATGCTCCAGCACCTGGTTCGTAATACCATATGTTAACATAGTTTCCGCCGGGTGTCAAGTCATAAGCACCAATATTATAATCAGTGCCTGAGCCAGCAACTGTATCTGTATAACTAAACTTTACAACGCCTACAGTAGTACAGATGCTGTTCCAACTTGTATATTTTGCACCCGAGCCATCGGATATTGACGAGCGAGTTCTTATTTCTCCGCCACTATTAAAAAATGCACGTAAATGGTCAGCATCAGTAAAAGTTACTTCCCATTCGTGTATAATAATTGGTGTACCTGGCTGTCCCCAATCTGCACTGCGATTGACTGCTAGTTTAGATTCAGTTGATACTTGATTAATATTATAGCTTAAGGCATTGGTTTCAACATCAACTGCAATTGATTCATATTCAGCATATACACTATCAGTAATATCGTCACTTGTAACAATATCAGTTAATGTTGGAAGGCTATTATTTTGGTGTGCATATGCTTTTGTTAGATCAGTTTTAAGAGTCTGCATATGTGTAGAATTAACCACAGTTGGGCTATTATTTACATTTGTAGGTAAGCTACTACTTGCAACAGCTTGCCCATATCCAAATGTTGTTGATCCGGTACCTAATACTTTGCTTGCTCTTGCTTGCATTTGATTGTACCTTGCAACAGAGATAATATCTCCGACAGCCATAAAATTCTCCTACATTGTGTGTATATTTATACCTTTAAAACACACTCTACTAATTTTTCGGCTTCGTCGCTGTTTGTTTCTAATGCTACACCTACTAACGATCCACCGTTGATTGCAGTACTTGCACAACCGTTGTCGTGTACATATACCGATTGTCCTTTTTTAACTGGACCACTAATGCGTACTGGAACACGACCTTTAAGTGCGATATACTGTCCTTCAGCTTCACTATTCATCATAATAGCCGGATCAGTTGACACAACACCAATTGCAACACAACCAATGTTTGCAGGCTGTGTTTCGTGGTCTTCGTCTGCGCTAACACAAACTACTGTTCCAGGAATCAATTCTTCTGCTGTTGTATATTTTTCTGCTAAATCAGCATAACGTGCTTGTGTTGCTGTTCCAGTAAAAATATTTGCAGTTAGATTACCGCTTGAATCTCTAGCTGCAATACTATTATTGTTTGCACTAGTTGACGCAGTTCGATAATTTCCTGATACTTCTAGTGTATTTGCTTGTGTTGCTGTTCCAGTAAATGTTGTAGCATACATATTAACAAGAGGATTAGCCGAGGTGCCTATAGTACTAGTTGTAATTCCAGGATAAATTGCTGTATCAGTAATTACCCAACGATCTGAATCAGCATTATTTGAAATGCGTAACTCGTCTCGGTGCATTTGTATTCTTGGTGTTTCGTTATCAGCGCCAATCTTTACTGTAAGATCAACTCCGTCGCCTAGTGTATATCCAGCATCACTAAACGATACAAGACTTGCAAAATTTAATGATGCCGATTGAATAAAATCGCTCGGACCATATGTGTTTGTTCCATCGGTAAGTTTTAGTGCTGCACTTGATGTACCCCAATAATAATTTACATTACCTCTTGAATCAGTGTTTGATTTTCCTGAAACATCAACTGCTCTTAGTGTATGTCCTGCTTTGATAGTAGTCCAGTCACTTGACGACCACTCGTCTCCTAAGTCAGGCTGTGTAACATTTACTGTAAATTCTGATTCACTAATTATTTCAACAATAAAATCATCTGCATATGCTGCAATAACATTACGATCAACATTTGCACTGTCTTTAAGTTTAATTGTTTTCATTTCAGTTACTTGAGCAGCAGTTGCTTGCGGTCCAATTAAGTTCCATTCATTGTTTGAATTTTTACCATATAACTGATTAGTAGTAGAATTCCACCATAGATCGCCTTCTGCAAATCCTACCGGTTGTGTAGAACTTACTTCAGCGCCGGCTGTTGTTTTAAAATTAGTTCCGTCGTAAACTTTTAGTCTTTCAGCAGTTGCATCATACCATAGTTGGCCAGTAATTGCTTTTGTAGGTGCAGCAGTTCCTTGAAAATTTTCTAATAAAAATAAAAAATTCTCGTTTTGTTGCTCGCCATACCCTGCAAAGTTTTTACCAATTAACTTTAATTCGGTTGTGTTATCAACTGTTCCATCTTCAACTGTAACTAGTTGTGAACCATTATATCTGTTAATTATATAAGCCATTTATATCTACCTTCTTTATGTTACAGTATTTATCTAAACGCTACTTGATAAGTCTTCTTGCCAGACCCAAGCGCCGGCTACTACTGCAAATCTTTTTAATGTTCTAGTTACAGTTAATGTTACTGTATCAGTAACATCAGTAAAACTAAAGTCAGTAACAACTGATTGGTTTTGTACACCAGCACTGTCAACTGCTGTAAAACTTTTTGAAACTCCATCTGTTGCATTATAAGTATATTGGCCTGCATACGATGTACAATGTACTCTAGCACTTACTCCGTTATTTTTTGTAGTTGATGGACATAGATCGTTTACTAATAATGCAAGTTGTATATTAGTTAATCCAGTTGAATCAACACTAAGTTCTATGTTGTGCGATTTATAAATATCATCAACATATTTTTTATGAGCTGCATCGTTATCAGTGCCAGGTGTTGCTAAGTTTCGAATTTTTGTTGTACCAGTCATAGTTATATCGCCATTGATATTTAGACTTAGATCGTTAGTACAAGAAATAGTTGACCCATTTAAATTAATATTGTCAACATTAAGAATTGATAGTGTACCAATACTTGTAAGACCACTTGCTGTTGTAACACTTGAATGAAGTTCATTAATAGTTAGTACATTAGTTCCGTTAATTTTATAACCAAGACCGTCAGCAACATCAATGTTTACACTTGAAGTCCAAGAGTTAGTAGAATTTTTCCAAATAAGTTCTTTATCAAGTCCTGAAGATTTTAAAATTATGCCGCCTTCGTCAGCTTGGGCATCAGTTAACAACGAACTATCATCATTGATACCAAGTTCAATCTGCTTATCTTGTACTCTTAAATTAACTACTTCAAGTGCGGTATTTGAACCTTTAACTGTTAGATTACCCTCAATAATTACATCACCGTTTGATGGGCTAGTACCAACATGTAATGCTGCTTGTGGAGCAGAATTAAATATACCAACATGTTGATTACTTGTTTCAATTTTAAACGAGCTTGACTGAGAGCCAGAACTTGACGTTTGAATATCAATGTTTGCATTGTCTCGGAATGCAGTAAGAACAATATCTCTATCTACTGATGTAGTATCAGTTGCTATACTAAAGCGTGATACATCTCCAACTAAAAATCCTCTGTCATTATTAACGTGTAAGTGCTGATTAGTAGTTTGATAAGTTGCAATTGGCAACGAAGGACTTACTTGTAAGAAACTTGCTGCGCTATATACAACTCCTCCCGAAATTAAATTATCAGCATTTGTAGCATTACCATTCCAATAAAAATCAGTATAGGTTGGAACAATATTTACACCTTGCTTAATAGCATATGGTGTTGAAAATCCAGTTAACAATGCGGCGTTTACATCAATTACTGCTGGAGTAAATGCTTCTTTACTTACAAGAGCAACAGTATTATTTCCAACGCTCCAGCGTCCAACAATTTTATCAACACCGTAGATATCAACTAACGTAATAGCATCGTATTCTGTTTTACCTTGTGTTCGAGTATAGCTCGGTCCTGCTAAAAATTCTGCGGTGCCGTCGCTAAAATAAAGTTGTTTGTTAGTTGCATCAATCCATAAATCACCTGCAACCATACTTGGTTTTAATGCGGCATATGTTGTAGTGTCGGTGCCTCTAAATTGTTCGCCGTCCCATACTTTTAATCTGCCTGCCGATGTATCATACCATATTTGTCCTCTTAAAGGATTTGCTGGCGCACTTGTAGCAGCAAAGTTTTCAATTATCTTAATAAAGTTTTCGTTAAAGGCTTCGCCATATCCTGTATAATTTCGCCCTACAAGTGTTATATCAGTTGTTGTAGAGTCAACTGACCCATCAACTAGGTCTACTAACAGTGTTCCGTCAGTTTGGTTTAGTTTGTAACTCATACTACAATATCTCCTACGTAAATAATATATTCAACTGTTGTAAACGGACTTGTATGGTAGTACGGGTCGTTTTCAATATCAAGCATTGCTCCAGTTTGGCTAATGCCAGTTCCAGCTGTTGTTCCGATAATATTTTGCGCACTTGCACCAGTGTCAGTTCCTCCGGTGATATTAGTGCTTGCATAATATTGCTCGCCGTTGTCACCTTGCAAGCTGTGTTTGTGATCTGGCAGCATAGCTTGTGTAATTGTACCTGTTTCGCTACCGCCGGTTAAACCTACTGTATTTGCTGCTGCATCATTCAATAAACGATTACCTGTTGTAGCATCGCCTAAATGTCCTACTAATCCTCGTCCTCTAAAATCTGGTAAGTTAAAAGTAGTTGCGCCGCCATCGGATGAACCGTATAATATTCCAATAATTAGATATAAACTTTCTTCGCTGCCGCCACCTCGTGTAAGTTGTTGTCCGTGGCATAGTGCCCACCCAGTTGGTGCTGCTGTACCTGCATATGGCATTATCATTCCTAGTTGAAATGACGGCACTGTGCTAACAATTTGTGCTTGTGTCATATAACGCAAGCCTTCGCTGTTCTCAACTAAAAACTTGTCGGTTGATGCTACATCAACTGCAATTGGAGTTTGGTCTGTAACAAAACTTGGCTTAATATTAAGTGTCCATTCTTTTGTAGTTCCGCCAACTTGTCCATCAAATTGTACACTTCCAGTTGCAGTGACATCACCGGCACTGTTAAATTGGAATGTAGTCGGACTTGATAGTTTGCCTGCACTAGCTGCACTGCCGCTTATATTACCTGTTACTGTGCCAACTAAATTACCATTAAAAGTATTTGCATAGACATTTGCATATCTTAGATTTGCAGTACCAATGTTGTTTGCTAAATCGGTATATGGTTGTATATTTTCAGCATATATTGAACTAGTATTATCGATATCGTTTACATTAAAATATGCATCGCCGCCGACGTTTAAATCTTTACTAAGACCAATACCGCCAGGTGTGTTAATAGCACCATCTGTTGGATTTGTACTATTTAACGTGCTGATAGAAATAATTTTACTACCTTTTATGTTACCGCCTACATCAAGAACTTCTTCTGGTGATGTGTTTAATAATCCGTGTTTGCCGTCACTTGTAATTGTAGTTGCTGTAGTATTTGCACCTGCATTATTAACATTAAAATTAATCTGACCGTCAGTTGCTTTGTTTCTAATTATAACGCTACTGCCAGTTACACTAGCAGTTAAAATACCATTTTCGCCAATTGCAAGTCCAGTATTAGTTTGAATACGTACATCTTTATCAAATCGATTTGCTGCATCTAATCTTGCAACATTTTCGTATACTAAACTAGCTGTGCCTGCTGTATTTACAAGTGCTTCAGACTTTTCACTAGTTCCGTAATATTTTGCTTTTGCGCCATTAAAGGCAAGTTCTGTTGGAATGTTTACGCCCGGCTTTACAACATATCCAGTTGGAAATCCTGTAATTTTTAACTTTGGTGTAAATTCAATGTAACTGTAAATTGACATTATATTATTTTGCACATAATTAATTAATACTACATGATCAACGTCTGTGCCTAGCTGTGTACTAGTTCCTACTAAGGTAGCAATTTTACTACCAGTTGCAGTTGATTCGCTGTAGTCAGGCCCAATTAATACCCAGCCACTACCACTGTAAATGTATGCTTGTAAATTTGCAGTATCAACCCATATGTCGCCAAGTACACTTGCACTTGCTTCAGGTTGTGACTGTGCTTTTTTAATACCACCTGCTGCTACCCAAGCTGCTCCATCATAAACTTTTAGCTGATCAACTCCAGTTGTAGTATCGTACCAAAGTTGCCCTTCAACTGGACTAGAAGGTGCTGTTGTATTTGCAAAGTTTTCTAGTAAATGTAAAAAGTTCTCATTGACATACGCACCGTAACCAGTTAGGTTTTGACCAACTAATTTTAAACTGGTATCAGTATTATTAAGTCCGTTTTCTTCAACGGTTATACTACCGTTGTTTGTAAAATCAGTAAATCGTACGGTATAGTCTGCCATAGTTTATCCCTCAATTCCGCTTAAACTTTGAATTCGTACAGTATAATCAACTTGAATCAAACGGTTCAAACTCTTCTGTACAGGATGAAAAATAACATGTGTAATTAATCTACCTGTTCCACTTGCTGAATAACTACGTAATCCTAGTTCGTCAAAAACGTAAAGACTTTCGTTGCTTCCAGCTGTATCAAATGCATCTTGCCCTGCTGGTTCGCCATAATCTAGCAAACACCTAACCAAAATATCAGTATAGTTTGTACCACTTACATGACGAATTTCTGTCTTGTTTCGTATTGGGTCGTTGTTGTTTACACTGCGTTCATCTACTACTTTAGTAAATGTTTGATTATACAAACTTGCATTTGTACCTGTGCTATTTGGTGTTAGGTATGTTACAATACCTGTTGGGTCAACGCTAGTTCCTCCATTACCAAAACTCATATCACTAATAAAGCCTTGTCCTTGATTTGCCAAACTTTCAGCAAGTGCTAAACTCATATTTTCATAATGAATTGCATTGCGTTTGTTTACAAAAACTTCGCCATTATCAGGATCTGAAATCTTGATATGTCCTTCTACGTGTATTCCATTTAAGTCATTAAACTGTGTCATCTTTTTTACCTTATACTGTATTTATTTAGGTAGCTCAATAGTTGCTCCGCGGATAAATCTTGCAATTGCAGAATTGCTATTTCTTAATGTTTCACCGGCAGCAATCCAACGTTTTCCTGTTCTTTTCACTACACGGATCTCTGTGTCTACTGCTGGTGTTGTTGTAAATTGAATATACTTATTACCTCCAACTGTTACAACTTCGTACTCTTTTGTTCTAATTTCGTCTGCTTCAGGACTATCTTGTGCAAGAGTTTTATTGTAAACTGAAATATCAACTTTACTTAACTTGCGTCCTCCTACAAACACTTCGATTTCGTTTGCGTTATCAATATCAAATCCTAAATCAACAATTTGATTTGAACCATCGGCTCTGTCTCTGTATACATTATATGTATCTCTATAGTCAATAGTTTCAGCTGAACCTTGACCGTAAGCTATATCGCCAGCTGCATGTAAGTCTTTTACACCAGTACCTAGTGTGCCTCTTCTGAGCTGAGATAACGTATTTCCTTGTACTGCAAAGTATTCAATACGTTCTCCGTCTACCCAAATAATACCAGGCAAGTTTAATAAAATATCAGGCTCTTGAATTCCTGTAGCATCTACTAAGACAATTTTATTGTCGTATGGACTAACAGGATTAGCAATCATAAAACTATTTTCTTTACTAAGACGTTTGTAATGTGTTCTACCTAGCATGTCTCTAAATATTCTATAGCCAAATTTATCTGACGATACCGGTGCTGCCCAATGCATTACTTGAATACGATCGTTTTCATTTACTATATCTTTAAGACGTACTGCATTTAAATTTTCCATTACTTCATAATCAACAATTGGATGCAATAATCTTTTGTTCTTAACAACCCAAACATATTGAGCACCGGCTGCTGCTGATTCAAGTTGGACAATTCCACTTGATAACAAGTTTCGTCTAGCAAATTCATCAGTGTTTTCATTAACTACTGTTTCGGTTAAAACATCATATGTAAATCTTCTAAATTGATTAATATCATGATTACTAAAGTGCATTACTCGATATGTAGTAAAGAGATCATCGTAGATATTAGGATTAATGCTAATACTGTCACTGTCAATAAATTCAATTTCGCTAATTTTTACGGCTGTTGAATCAGCAGTTACATAGAAATCTTCGTCTGCTATAAATTCATCTCTTATATCACTAACCATACTTTGTACAACAACAATATTATTACTTACTGACTTTACAATAGGCTCAAAGCGTGTTGACGATGCTCCGCTAACTAATAGCAACGGCTGTCCTACTGTTACTTGAGATTCCATATTAACTGCTGTACTACCGTCAAGTGTAGTAAATGTTAATGCAGTATCAATAAAATAATAGTCTGCATTTTGTAAACAATAGATATCTAATTTACTTCCTGCTGGAGCAACATTAGTATCAAGTAGTGTAATTCTAGCGTTTACATTATCCCAAGACCATTTCGAAGTGTCAAGTCTTACATCATTTACATATACAATAAAATCAATTTTTGCTACTGATGCTAAATTTTCAAATTGCCATCCATCAATATCGTAACTTAAACTACTTGTAGTTGTAAATCTAATACTATAGCCAGGGCTTAAAATATCTTCATCGCCAAACACTAATAAGTTATGTCCTAGTGGCAAATCATTAATTGGGGTAAATGTATCGGTAAAGTTCCAATAGTTTCCAATACCATTTGACCACGAGTAATCGTTATTAATTTGACTATAAGAAGTAATTCCGCTATCGTAAACAGCATATTGAATAACATTGCCTTGGTCTAGTCTTACTCTACCGCCTGGAATTTCGATTACTAGTTTGTCTGCAGGCTCAGTTGTGTTGCTATTGTTCAAGAAATAATCGCTGCCCTCAGTCTGAACAGCACCATTTAATATTACAATGCAACTTGCATCACTACTGTAATCAGCTGCTGTTACAAAACGCCAGTTGTCACTTTGTATTGCACTCGAATCTTGTAGATCAAATTCATTAATTTCAATTGTTTTACTATCAATTAAACTATTACCATTTGCACCAAATGTCATTACAGTAATAATTGATCCTACGTTAATATCAATATCGCTGTCAATGAATACACTTTCTAAACTATAATCATTATTGTAAGTGTCTGTTCTTAGTACAACCTTATCGACCATTACAACAATGTTATCTTCACCAAAAGGTTTTTCAGGATATGCAAACTCTCTAGTCGACCCATCAAAGATATAATGAGCTACATGTATTTGTGCTTGTCCGTCATTTTGCCTAGTATAAACTTGTAAATCAAGTGTATCAGTTACAGTACCCGGAACTAACTCTTCTGGGCCTCCACTGTTTGTTGGAGTAAAGAAGCCATCGCCGTCAACAGTTATTTCACCCGAAGGTATACCAGTGGCTGTAGTTCTGTCTAATGCTCCGCCTTGAAGTGCAGTATCGAATGTCGATCCTACTGGTGAGAAACTACCATCGCTTGATTGTTTTCTAATAATAACTTCGTCGTCAGCAGTTGTACTAAATGCTCCATTAATATCAATTTCTGTTTGAACACCGTCTCCGGTAATTGTAGCCATTACTGCATTTTTATTAGCAGTAATAGTACTTCCGTCGTATAACGGATCGTCAAGTCTTACACCGTTTAAATATAGGTTATACTCTACGCCGCTTTCTAGCGGAGAAGATAATGTAATTATATTTGTACTACCGTCTAACTTAATAATTTCGTCGTCGTATGTATTATCAAATGTATCCCAAGGTAGGTCACTAAATCCGCCAACTCCAAATCCTTGTTCGCCGCCGAAATCAAAGCTATCATACAATGCGCCTTCGTATTCAACACCAGTCATTAGTTGACTAAATTCTTTACCAGGCATACCAGTTGTTGGATCATATTCATAGAATATTCTATCTGCTGCATGTAACAACGTTGTATCTTTTTTGTATTTTACAACTACTACATCATCAATTTTTGGTTCTGTAACTAGTGTAATTTTGCCTAAATATCTGTCATATCCTTTTGTAGTATCAAGTTTATTAACAACACTATATTCAGTATCTAATAATTCAACGTTGTTGAGTGTCACTGAGTATGTTGTAATATTTTGATTGATTGGCCACTGTAGTGTAAAAACTTCTTGTGCTCCAGTTCCAATAAACGTTTCAGTTTTGTCAATTGTTTCAAAATACTTTTTGCCGCTGATACGATCAAACTTTACAGTCATGTGTGTACTTCGAACGTTTGGATTGCCTAGTATTGCAGATGCTCTAACTGCTGTGCCATCGTTTGACTGGTTGCCTGAAACTGTGATAGTTGGTGCAGATAACACTCGACTACCTTTATTTAAAATTTCAATACTTTTAACTTTACCTTTGGCAACATATGCTTTTGCAGTTGCTCCACTTGTACCGCTTATAGTAACAGTTGGTGTATCGTAGAATCCACTGCCGCCGTCGGCAACATCAATTCTTATAATTTCGTATGCATTATTGTCAACCCAATTTTTATAAGGATATGTAAAATATTTTTCCCAAAGATTTGTTACTTCGTTATTATTAAACTTTGCTGCACTAGGAGTAATTTTACCTCCAATATAACTTGGTGGCAAATCAAAGTCTGTTATCATACTTTGTGTAGGTTCTATCTTTTCATATGCACTAATGTATTCTCTAACTTTTGTTTTGAAAGGCTTTACTTCGTTTATGTAATCTTGATAGTTTTCTAGGTTATCATTTTGATATGCAACTTTTTGTTTTAAATCGCCGACATTGTGTTTGGCACGTAAGAAACTAGATTTAAATACCCAATCAACATTGTTCTGTTCTGATAATACATATCTAACACTTGCAAAGAATAATTTGTTGTATTCAACTACTAAGTCGCCAACAAATATATCTTCTTTTATTGCATTAATAATATTGCGCAATTCGTTTACTGGTTCTCTATCATAAAAAGTAATATCGTAAACACCAGCGTCATACCCAGTAGTTTCTGTGGTATAATTATAAATTACATCTAATAATTTAATTGTTCCGTTTTGTCGACCTACTGTATCATAATTAAGAGTGTAATCTTCTGTATCTTGATTGTCGGTTTTCTTTAGTAACAGCCAGCCGCCGGTGCCAATATTTTTAATTTTTACTACATCACCAATTGAATTGTCTAATCCAAATAATTGATAGCTACCATCAATAACTTGATGAATTACAGTTGATTCGCTATAACCAGCAGCATACCAGTCAGTATAACTCCAGTACTTTGTTGTATCAAAACTTTGGTTGTCGGTTCTTTCCCAATCTGCTGTAGTCTTATTGTAAATGTAAATTGCCCAGCGTCCGCCAATTGTTTCGTCAGCTGTAACTAAAACACTAAACGGTCTTACTTTTAAGAAAGTAGTTGGTGTATAATCGTATCCTTGATTTTTTACCGTAACACTAGTAATTTGTCCATTACTGTTAATTGTTGATGTTATTTCAGCATTTTTACCAGTAACATCTTCAATTTCAATCACCGGTGCTGCTTTATATCCATTACCAGGATTATTAATAGTAACACTAGTAATTTTACCAAATTCAATTACAGGAGTTAAAACTGCTTGTGTGTTTTTTGCAGTACCAACAAATTGCAATTCGCTAACAGTATCAATCTGTTTATCAAATTTTCCTTCAGCAGCTAACGGCAACGAATCAACTAATAATAATTTACTAATACTATAATTGTCAACAATTAAAGTTTTGGCAAACACACTGTTTATTCTATCAACAAATTGTTTAACTGCTTCAATGCGGTTAATAAACATTCCTTGTCTTGGTTGATTTAGAACTCCGTATTTTTTTGTAGCTGATAATGTAATATCAGGTACAGTATTTCCTACTTTGTCATAACCAACCAAACTGTCAATCCACTTTTGCTCAATAGAACTATTTGGCATTGACAAATCAAGACCTTCCGTCATCAAATCATATTCTCGATGAATTGGAACGTTAATTGTTGTGTCTTTTTCTTTTCTAAAATGCAAAATAGTATTATCTTCTTGTACTAAATTTTTACAGTTATAAATTGCAAATTTGTTATTTTCTAATAATGCTACAAATCTATATCCTGTGCCAGCTGGATCTGCAATTAGGTTTGTTATAGATTCGCAACTTAACGAACGTCCAGCAACACGAGGCACAATTTGTGCATTTTCTACCCAATAATAATATTTTGTAGTAAATCCTTGCTTTACTGGATCATAAACTTGTTTGCTACTATAGGTATCGTCGTCGTATAGGGCCAAGCCACTTATACCTTTTGTGTAACCAGCAGTTGTTCCTGATTGTGCATTCCACTCGCTTGGCAGTAAGTTAGTTTCAACCCATTCACAAACTTGTATACGTGAGTTAGGTAATAGTTTATTAAACACATTTGTTCGATATTGACTATTGCCTTGATACGGATTATACCAGCTTGCTTCCTTAAGGTTCCACCAAAGTTTTCCAACATAACGATCGGTCCAATTTGATTGAACATCGACAATAACATCACTAGTATCACTAGACGACGAATATGTAGCTGGATCATACCATGTTTTAAAACTTAGCTCTTGTTCTGCAGGTCCTGCAATTTTACCCTGTCGTGGATCAATTACGTCTAATCTTTGAATTATGTCAGCAGTATCTTTTGCATATAAAAATACTTGTTGCAATTGTTCAATATTTGGTTTAGCAATTTGTGTTGTAAGTTCGCTCCAAGTATTTTTACCTGTTGCAAAACTAAAGTCAACTATTAGTCCTGGATTAACAGATGTTACATACCTCGAGTCATTATCGTAAGGCTTAGGCATAAGTGTTGCAACTATTGTTGAAATATTTAAATATAGATGATTGTCATTTAAGACAATATTTTCCATTTCGTGGGTTGCAGTATTGCGGCTATAGTCAACATCTTCGGCATACACATACAAATCATTAATTTCTTGGAATAAAATAATTCTTCCTGTATCTGGAATAATTTTCTTAATTTCAGTGTTGCCATTATCAAGTAACATACCATTTTCATCGAATGTTGTCATTTCAACTAAATCACTATTTTTACCAGTAATTGCTAATTTGTTTTTACTAAAACTTACACTCGATCCAAACGCTTCGCATTTGTCTACATACGGACTTGTAATATTTTGTTGTAATTCATAAACATTATTTGAATTTTGCTTGTATACATAAACTGTTCCTGCATCAGTATCAACGTCATCGTTATAAGGTGCAGTAATTGCAATTTTTGTACCGTCATCGTTGATATCAAAATACTTGCCCCAAGATTCTCTTTTTAGTATGTCTTCGTTAAATGATTGAATAAATGTCCATCTATCAACAGGCTGATGATAAACAGTTAGTCTACGTAATCCGTTGACTGTAGAACTAACAACCATTTTGTCACCTAGCACATCAAGTGCAATTTTTTCACCAAAGTTTTCTTCGCCAGTATCTAAATCTCCGTCAAGGTCTTGTTCTCTATTTGGAACAAAGCCAGTGTGTTCAATATCGTCACTTATTTTCCAGCTTGCAGTATCTGTTGGTAATTTTTGTCCTACTGGAGTTGACGACGGTCTTTCAACTAATGCTTCGTATAATTGTCCTTGATAGAAAACTATATCAGTTGTTCTGTATTCTTCGTTTTGATCAAATACACCTTTGTAATTACGATTGCGTGTCCAGCGCCAGTCTGTGTTGTATTCAAAGAAATAAACTCTTCCTTGTCCTGCTCCTGTAGCGCCAACAAATAATTTGTAAATACCATTGGCAGTTTTTCTAATTTGCAAAGACGTACCAAAGTTTTCATTAGCGTTTGGATCAGGACTTGTCATAATTATTTTTTGATCGTATTGTTGAGTTTCAGTATTAAGTTCATAAATGTAAATTACACCTTGATTACTTAATCCTGATGAAGTTCCTACACCAGCAGGAATATAATATGCTGGTTCCCAATCTCTATTATCGCTAATTCCAATCGAACTACTATCACTGTTATCAGTATGCCAATTGCTTACGTCATTTTTAGCACGCCACAATGTACCTCTATCAACAACAATATCTCCTGTAAGATATGCCTCAGTAGGATCTAATGTTCCTTTAAATTTTGTTAACGCATTATCAGCTAGTGGTGCACCAACAACAATAAACTTACTATCAGATGATACTGCAACGCCTAATCCATATCCACTATTATCAGCAGTAGCATCTGATGCTGATAATGTTTGTATATCAGTAAATGCAAATGTTGGAGAATTTCTACGCTTAATTGTTGCAATGCCAGCAAAATCTAAAGACGTATCGTCTGGATCTCCAGTAACTAAAAGTGTGTTTGAACCATTTACATCTGTTGATTTAACAAATGTTGTATTTGCATTAGCATATTCTTGTTGCAAACTTACAATACTATTATTTTCGTATACACTAAAATTTCCAGTTCCGTTGTCATCAACCCACAAACGATCTTTTTGATCTTTTTGTATGTCTTCAATAAGAGTGTTTAAATTTTCGATGTTTGCAAATCTACGTTCAACAAATCGACTTAGGCTTGCGCCACCTGCTGCACTAAAGCTATCATCTTCTTCTTCAAAACTAATTTCGCCATCAGTTGTTGATACTGGAAATGTAATTGTATTAGCAAGTACATTGGATACTTTATAAAACCCTTTAAAATTTGGAATACTTGAAAAAATACCTATTACATCGTCTTTGGCAATATTTTCAACTTGTCTATCAAGTGTAATTTTTACAGCCAAGGACCCGTCTGCATTTGTAATATTAACAAATCCTGTGACTTCAAAATCACTCTTTGTATGTTTTAACACTGTCCACGATTGTTTATCTGTTGTAATCCAAACATGTTTTCCAATTTCAAGATCGTCAATATTAATATTAACAATATCGCTTCTCGATGTCACAATGTATGCAACATCATCATTTCTTACATATCCTGAATCTTTTGTATATGTTGAATTTGTTGCTAGAGAAGATACAATAGTATGATCGTAGTCATCTGGAACTTTGTATCCTGCGGTATTAGGTATCTCAATAATTAAATCAGAACGTCCTATTGTTTTGCTTGCATTTAACTCATAAATCTGCGGCTCTAATTTATAATTATTTTCAGTTAATTGATATTCAATTTCTGCAATATTTTCAATTGATCCGTACTGTCCTAGTCTAATAGCCCATTCTTCATATAATTCAACACTGTCACTATCAGTACTACTAAGTGCATCAAACAATTTTGTTATGCTATTTGAAGTACCTTTTTCCTGTATAAACCCTTGATAAAATTTATATTGGCTAACACTGTCTGTAATAATATTTTCTAAGTATTGACGTTTTTGGTAACCAATTAGATGTTGTGCAAGACGTTGTTGTTCACTATCAAAATTATCAGTATCAAGATCATAAAAGTCAGCAAACTGATTTGCTTTGTAATCCCAGTTTGGATAAATTTGAGATACTGGACGATCATCTAGTCTACGCCATCTACTATCGTTAAATGTTTCACCTGACGTGTGATTCGAAAATGCACTATAATAAAATTCTTTATGCTTAACAACATCGCTAACTCTGTAATCTGCATTAGGTGCCCATTGCACAACTTTAGCTTCGTCATAAAAGAAGCCTGGAATTGATAAGCTACCATTCCAGTTATCTGTTCTGTATCCAACAAGTTTTATTCTTTCTTGTCTAAATCCTGCTGATTTGTCATATATTGTATCTGCAAAGACTGTTTGGTTATCAAGTAAGACAACATGTTCTTTTTGCACCAATGGCAATTTAATTAAATAAATTGGTCTATCAGAATCGACTGTTCGTATAGTAAACGTATTATCGTCGTTGCGGAAAATACTTGTAACACTGCTATCCATAAAATTGCCGCTGCTATCAAGTATGTTTACATCATAAAATGCATCAAATAAATTATCAATTGTAAACTTATCACGCTTGAATTCTACTTTATTTGCAGCTGGACTTATTGCTAATACAGTTTCGTTGTCCCAATTTTGTGTTGTAAAGAATAAAAACTCTTTTACAAGTAATACAAAGTCTTCAGGCAATCCACTTTCAGGATTTAAATTTTCAAAATTCCAACCTTGTACTTTTAGATATTCTTCATACCCTAATAAAAAGTCAACAACGTCTTGTTCTGTTTTATAAATTGTACCGTAAGGAATTGCTGTTGGATTATCTCTATCAAACATTTTTCTAATAATTGCATCTTTGCCTCCAGTTATTGGAAGTTCAGCAAGTTTAGTATATTTTTCAGTCTCAAAATTTTCTTCGCTTTCGTGACTAACTTTTGCTCTATAAAATTTATTTTCAAATCGTACAATAGTACCGATAACATAAGTTTGATTAGAATCCCAATTAACAAACTCTTCGCTAATGCCGCCAACGTTAATTGCACTGTCACCATTGCGATTCATATATGGATAAATTGTAAAGGTTGGATTTAAGGTATCGTACCCGCCAATAATATATCCATTTTGTGTTTTAGTAATAATCACACCCGACAATACTGCAATATCTTGTATTCCACTAGTGTTTAAAAATATTTTATAATTTTCATCTGGAACAAATACTGTGGTTTTATTCAACGGACTGCGACTATCAAGTAATAATTTTAATTTTGTTTTTTCAGCAAAGCCGCCTAGTTTTACAGATAACTGATTATTAAGCCCTTTTACTGTTGTTTGGTAATTTGAATACTTGCTTTCTACAGACCACTTTACATAGTTTGCAATATAATTTACAAGCCCACTAGTGTAAACCTGTGTTGTTTCGTTTGCAATACTCGGAAACACCAGATCCTTTGTAGAAATTTGTTGGTTAGTTTCTGTATAAACAAAGTTTCCAGCCATATCCTTTTTAATACGACTAGCATCAAATCCTAATCCAAACAACTTAGCAGGCTGAGTTAATGCCCATGCCTTTAGTAATGCAAATCTATATTCACTACTATTTCTAAATGCCGATTCAACCGGTCCTTGATCACCGTATACAAAATCTTCAGATGATGAAGGTAACAAAAATCCTTTTGCAATTCCACTATCAAGAGGACTTTGTAGCTCCCCATTGTCGTTTACTGGAATAATACTTAATAAATTTGGTCTTATATATTTTGTTAATTGTATAGTTGCTTTGCTAGGTTCTTTAACAAACCCATCTCTTAAGTCTTGCCACATTACTGTGTTAGAATATGTATAAGGAGCAGGACCGTATTGTGTTTCCCACCAAGTTGGTTTGATTGAAAATCCTAACATCTCCCACGGATGTGTATGTGGACGATCAGTATCGTAATACTGTTTAAAAATTGCTCTCCAGCCGCCGGGTAAACGTTTGCCGTTTTCGTCTACTGAATTACGATAGTTAAATGTAAATCCATTTGTACCGTTCCAATTAGTATTTTCAGTATAGTTTGGATTTCCAGCAACACTTAACCAGCTACTAAATTCATCTAACGTTAATCCGTCAATTGTTTCTTTTGTAACATTTGTATCTCTATATGCTCCGCCAACAAAATCGTGTATGTTTAGATATTCAGGATTATAAGATTGTTTACAGTTATTGTAAATTCGCTTTTCAAGTTCAAGTAATAAGTCGTCTCTGTAATCGCCAAACTCAACTGTATAACTGCCATCGTGTCCTACAATAACATTTTGTGTACCTAATGCGTTAGTAATAACAGCTCTTTCAGGAGTATATAACGGATACAATCCTAATTTAGTCGGTGTTGGTGGAACATAACATCCGTTTGTATTTTCGTACTCATATACAACTATGTCTTGTCCAACAGTTGGATTAGAATATTTAATAAATCCATTTTCGAATGTATAGTCAACATTGTGTAACTTTTGTTCATCGTTGACGTATACTAATACTGCACGTTTGCCTAATGTTTTTAAGTCAAAATTTGTAAAGCTAGTTGGTAAGTATGTAGTTTCATTGTATTCAACTGTATTTGTTGTTTCAGTTGATGCATTAATTGGAATTACATCAGATGAAAAGAAAGACGATGCTTCAGTTTTGTCCTTGTTTAATTTATTCATAATTAAATCAACATGTCGTCTTACATCGCCGTGAAATCCAGTCCGAGTCGACTCGTATAAAAATGCACGTTTGAATCTACTATATTCCTTTGAAGCATATTGAATAGACTTCATAATATTTGCTTCTTTATCCACTATATGATAAGCTGCTAGATTAAATGGTCCGCTATGTTTTACAAATTGAGTACCAAACAAACTTTGCGTGTTTGGTTGCAGGTCTCTTAAATTGGTATTGCCTGGCGACTGTCCTCTGCCAGCTGATCCAAGATTTTCAAGTATAGTATTAACATGCTTTGTAACTTCACCTAAAGTAAAATTAGTTAAGTTTTCATTAAGAGGGTTACTCTCTAAGTTTTGAGGAATTTCGTAATAACCGTTTAAATTTTTGGTTGCTGAACTATAGCATTTAAGGGTTACAATACTTTCACTATTTAAATTTTTTAAAAATCTAACACGCTTATGAGGAACACTGTTTTCAACCACATAATCAGTATCTTGTATTTTGCGTTTTCCATTAACATAAACTTTTATAATTAAATCAGTCAAGTCATTACTATTATTAAACACATCAATATCAAAATTATTTAATTGACTATTATACTGTCTAATTACTGCCTGACGAGATTTAAATTTAGTTTTAGTCCATACATTTTTATATTCATAATTTCCATTAGAATCAAATAATTTAAAAAATCCACTGTCAGTTTTTGCATTTATTTTATTTTGTATTTCGTCTTGATAATTCCAAGTATCTGTATGATAATTAAAATCAAAAACAATATCGCCAAAATTGTTTATACTTTCGTATGCAAGTGGAAATCCTAGCTCTGCATCGTTTGTACCAGTTCCAATTTTATAAGAAAATAATTTTGTTCCTGTAAAACTTGATGCCAAGTACTGTGTTGTGTCGCTATAACTATAACCATTGATATCAAATAAATCAAAATGCGGTTGTTCGTTTACTTTTGTTTTTTCTTGTCCAGGTATCCATTTAGTATCATGATAGTGATACATTTTTCCAGCATTAACATTGCCACGTTTTACTAGCACAGTATCGCCTTGTACTGGTGTTGTGTCTGCTGTTTCAACTAGCGTAATTTGTCTGTTTTTTATTGTTCCGGTTCCGAATAAGATAAACTTAACTTCGTAAATTTTTCCATTAACTAAAATATCAGGATCAGCTGTAAACAAAATACGCATACCGTTAGTAACTTCAACACCATCAATTATATAACCGCCGGCGCCTTCTATTGTACTAAAAACATCTTTTGTAAATGTGTCAACTAAGTCAACATTTGTTTTTGCTAAATTTCCGTGATTGTATAATTTTAATCCAGCTTTGTATTCAATAATCGGACGTTTGGCTCTTGCAGTTTCGTCGAAACTTACTGGCAGGCCGTTGGCTACAAAACTTGCTTCGATTATATCTTTATGAAACCAACGATTGTATCGACTCCAGGGATTTCGATCAGGACTTGAACGGTTAATACAGATGTAATCTTTTACTGATAAGAATGCCGAAGCATCCTCATAAGGATATTTGTCAAATCCAAATTCTTCGCCGTCAAATGGCACTTCTTTAGTAGATGTAAACGAAGTTGGAATTTCAAGATCCTGCTCATTAACTAATCGTATGCTACTACCAACGCCTTCAACAAAATAATATCCTGAAGAATATTTTGCAGGAGTAACTTCGCCTTGAAAATAAACTTTCATTCCATTGCTTAAACTAATAGTGTTATTAGAATATGTACTCATTCCAATAATTTCTTCTTCAACATTGATTTGAGAGTTTTCAATTATATTATAAAAACTAAAAATTCCTGTTAAATTTGCATTATTTTGACTTAGATAAAATAGTGTGTCTGGTACTTCATCTGGTACTACAAAAACAATCTTACCTTGTTCGATAAAACTATCTTGTGTTTCAATGTAAGTGCCCTCTTCGTTTACTTTGTATTTTGTAATTCCAGTATTATAAAGTGTGCTTATGTTTTCTGCATCAACTTGTAGTAAAGGATCGTTGTCAACAAAAGCAATATTATTTGCTATAGCAAAAGGATGCCCAGGACAATCAATAACAAATTCATATGTTTGTCCTTTGTATAACTTAATACTTGGATTCTTTGTAATACCGTCTGGTGTAAACAAATAACTTTCAACTTGATCATCTTGTCCTAAAACAATATTATAAACACTAGTTGTATTTCTTGTTCGTCCAGCAATACCGACTGGTTCTGGACCAAGTGGTAACCAAAAATATTCTCTAAAGTTTGTAAATTTATCCCAATCAATCTGCGGATCCCAGCTATACGATTGTTGGCTATTTAAAGCACTATGATTTGCATTAGCGCCTTTAAATGTTTTTACCATTCCCATATAATCGTTATAGGTTGCAAAAAATTCTACATTGTCTAATTCATCTTTGTAAACAATACTTGATTCAAACTGATAGTTTTCTCTATCTGCCGAAATATCAGGTAAAAAGTTATCTGTTACAGCAGCCGACGGACTATTACGTCGACCAACATATGCATCAAGTTTTTCAACAACACCCTCTGATATCATTGAGTCAATAGTTGACTGTATAAATTTTGAGTTTGTTTCGGTTCTGAAATACCTAGGAAGAAGATTTTTAGCCGAACGTTTAGTATCGCCTACTGGTAAAGGATAATCTTGGTTTTCCATTAATAACTGCTGCCTCCGCTTGAGCTACTTGTACTTACTACTACTTCGGCTTGGCTTCCAACAGTTTGACTTGTTTGGCTAGACGAAGTTACAATAGCACCATCTGCTTTTAATCTATCAGCAGTAATTGCTGTAATTATTTCAACATTATCAACAGTTGCTCCGCTGATAAAAATTTCATCGTTTTCGCTTCTTACTTCAAACAAACTACCAAAGGTGTCTGTTGCTGAATCAGGCACAAGAACAATACTGTTTAAATTAGGTGCTAGTTGTTGCATAATATATGCACTTAGCTCACTCCAATAAAAAGTATCGCCAAACTCCCAATTTTCTAAAGCAAAGAATTCGTTTGTTGCTTCAATAACTTGTGTCTTGATGTCTTGGTCGTTAACAACACGAGCAGAATTTTTTACTACCTTCATTGTGGCTTGTAATCCTGGCTTAGCTTTCTTTCCAAATAAAACTTTAAATTTAACTGGATGATATATAACTTCGTCGCTAATTGATTTAATTTTATTAATTTCAGCACCATAATTTCTGTAAAGCTGATCTGAACTTTGAGGAAGTGGCTCAGCTTCAAGTGTTCCAGCAAGATATTGTCTATAACTTGTATCGTATGTTTTTGTTAAAAGATATGTATCCATAATATTACTACTACTTGGATCAATTCTAGCATTTTCGTCACTAGCATGTGTATATTGGAATTTTAATCCGCTACGTCCTTCGTATGCTTTATAATTATAAACTTGTGTTCGTGTTCTGTTTGTACTATCAATTTTTAAAAATACATTGTTTGTAATTACGTAATAGATTGGATTATTTGGTGTAGTTACACTCGCGGCTGCTTCAGACTGTACAACTAAAATATTTTCAGTTGTTTGATTAACATAACTATAAAACTCGTTATCGTCGTTTGCTTTTTTAACAAAAATATATTTGTCATTGCCGGCTGTTACAGGAGCAACAATGTCGTTAAATATTTGTGGATTATCTACTACACCGTCGTCGTCACTGTCAAAAAATACAACTTCAACTTTTTTACTATTTACATACCCATTTCCGTCAGTAAATTCTTCGCTTACTGCCCAAGGATAATCAACTGTAAATGGCGACAATCCGCCGGTTGAAGCTAAATCTTTATTAATGTTTAATACACTAATTTTATCTCTAATAATATTGCCTGTTTTACTATCGTATATTTTTTTACTTTTTTCAAAAAAGAATCTTACTTCTTTGTCGCTTTCAAATACATAACGTAAAGATCTACTTGTAATAGTATAATCAACTCCATTAGTTTCAAATAAGAATAACCAACTTCGATCCAGAGCCTGTTGGGTAGAATCTCCTGATAATGCATATGACCATGTGTCATTTACATTTAAATTTTCTTGAGTTACAACTTGCCAACGACGACTCACGGTGTCATATCTTAAACCTACTGTTCTATATGCAAACAATTGATTAACTAAGGAATTTTTAACCTCGGTAATTAAATCTCTAGTAAACTTTGGTTTTACACTATCAATTACTGCACCTGATGGAATTGCATCATTAAGAATAATACCACCTAGTCCTGTTGCTGACAATTCGTTACCACCTTTTGTAACACTTATTACTTTTGTCCAAAGATATGTAACAGATCCTTCGTGATCTGCATTTCCAGCCATTAGTTTGTTATTATCAGTTTTCATAAAATGATAACCAGCAGGCGCTGTAAATTTAATTAGTGCGCCGGGCTCAATATATCTAAACACACCTTCGGTAAACGAAGAAACTATATACTTAAATGCAGTTGTATCAGATTCATTGCTGCTATCAACAACAAATCCACTGCTACGATTTGTATCCTGAGTTGTTTGTTGCCATACAATATCTAAATCTGTATAATCTTGGTCAATAAATTGATCATAATAAAAATTACGTGTATTTTTATCTTGCAACAATGGCTCAATTGTATTTGCTACAATTCCTTCAACATCAGTTTTTGTAACAAAACTAAATTTTGTTTTTTCTTCTTGGTAATCTTTATAAATTACTCCATCAGTGCCAAATAAATTTGTTGAGCTATACTTGCCTGTACTATCACGCAGATCATAGTATCTATTAATGCCGCTGCTTGTTCTGTTGACGCTCTTTACTTTAATAATATTTTGGCTTATTCCAAGAGGTCCAAGATTATAATCTTCTGCTGTAATTAAACGATTTTGTGTATAATATGTACTAGGTGCGTTGTCTTTAATACTTTGTGTTGTTTCGCTACTTGTTGCAGTTGCTACTGATTGTTTTAAACTACAAAGCATTGTAAGTGTTTCATTTTTGCCGTTTGCACTTATATACGGAAGTGTAATCTTAATATTTTGAACATTGTTTGGAAAAATTGTATAGTCAAGATTTGCACTTGTTCTATAATAGGATCTAAAATTGCCTTTAGGAAGATTACCAAAAATGCCGTCTGCAAAAATTAAATTTATACGATCATTTGTTCTTGATAGTACACTATAAATATTTTTAATTTTTTTGCTAACACTATTGTAAATTACATTATTACCTTCAACAGCATCAACCTTTGTCCAAAGTTCTTGTTCTTGGCCATTACTATCTAAACTGTATAACCAAACATCGCTGTTGTTTACATTTGCAGCGTCAACTTCAACTTTTTGGTTTGGAGTTGGTAAATCAATTTGAAAATCACCACGCTGCAAACTACCTTGTCTAAAATGAATAAAAAATCCAGTGTTTGCACTGCCGGCGCCCTGGCCGTTGTCTTTGTATAAAAATGAAAATTTGTTTCCAGCACGAGGTGCTTCTTCAACAATATCGTTTTCATCAATGTCAGCGCCAACTGCTTCAAATTCTAAATTAGTTCCGTTTATTACTTTACTAAAACTATAAACCGGGAACGATGTTGGAGACGAATTAATATTATATTTCTCAGTTGGAACACCGGCAATAATAGCCGATTTGCGTGGCGATCCAAACTGATTGGTATTAAGCATACTTGCATTAAGTACTTTAATAAATTGATCATACCAGTTTTCGTTTGTTTGGTCATTCCATTTAATTGGTCTACCTGATAAATTACTACCAGTTGTATCTGACACACTTTCAGTTGTAGTGATGCTATCAATTTTTAAAAATCCAGCAGCTGGTTGATTTCGGGTTACGTTATAACTAATTAAACGAGCTAGTCTAAGAACACTTTCTCTACGCTCGGCTAATTCAATAAAGTTTTCTCTCGCATTTAGATCAACACGAAAACTAATATTTTGTCCAAGAAATGCAATTAGATCAATTAGTGAAAGATATTCACTACTTTCAATATAATCGTTAAAATCTTCTGGATAATTTTGTCTAATATAATTAACCATTGTTCGACGTAGATTGTCAAAGTCGTAACTTTTGAAATCTGCGTACTTGAAACTCTGGTATATTTTCTGCCAGTCTTCGGCTAATAAAAGTCTATTTTGTCTATCGGTTGCAGACATGATTACATTCCTCGGCTAATACTATATTTATGTATATTAAAATGTACGCACATTAAAGTATGGCGTTTGACTGGTTGTCAAATTTCAAAGTCATTTGTTCACTGATGTTATATTCAATGTATGTAAGGTCTGCATATATTTGTATGCCAGACTCATATGCATCAACAATAATATTACTTGCATTTACTCTTGGATCATAATTTAGTATCTGAGTTACATTATCAAGCACTGCTTTTTTAATTGAGTCAGTCATTGGTTCAAAAAGTACGTCCCAGATGATAGTACCAAAAGTTGGATTCTCAAGTTTTTCGCCAATTCGAATATGAAAATGATTTAATATATCTTGTTTAATTAATTCTAAATTTCTTAATTTAAAATTCTTATCTTCGGTGTTGACTGTACTCAGCCCTTTGTAGCTTTTATCCACTAGAGGTTGATTCATAGTCTTAGGTGACGTAATTTTTAAATTTTTATATAGATTTTTCTCTAGTGTGCTCATGTTGTATTTACCCTATAAAGCTGAGTCAGTTGGAAAGACATTTGTATTTTGTGTCGTTGCTTGTTGTGTTTCTTGAACTTCAACCAAAGGTAAATCAAACCCTTCTGGAATATCCCAATTGCGTCTAATTTGATTTACATAAAGTCCTGATTGTCCTTGTGGTCTAAATATTGCATAGGTGCTTAATTTATAATTATTAGCTTGGTTGCCACCAAATACTTTAATTTTATTATTTGCTGGATCAAGGCTATGGACAAAACATACATGTCCTTTTCGTGAATCTTCTCGTCTAGTCATTACACACAAATCGTATTTTCTTATTTTTGTAAAATCTCGCCAGTCAACTGTTTTTCCATATCTCAAATATGTTTGACTGCCTACACCAGGAACATTATGTTCTTGTCCAGATTTCCATAAAACCCATGTTGCAAAAGCACCACACCATGGATAGTTACTTCCGTCATTTGGCATTCTACCTCCGCCAGCAACTCCCCATGCTTCGGCTATATTTGGATTTGGTGGAGATCCTACTTCACGCCAATTTTGATTTAAATTGCCTTCTAATATTTGTTGAATACTAGCATATGCGGTACCTGCTGGTGAAGGATTAGCAGGAGGCTGT